TTACTGTCCGACAGGCTTATTCCCTTCAGACTGATAAGCCACGTAAATGTACCGGCTCTGAAACGTTCTTCTACAACCGAGGCACATGTAGCGCGGTAAGCCACTGCGGGCTTTACCATGCTTACGAATCTGTGTCGCTGTATCGCAATGTGGGCAAGTCGGGCGTTGCCGTTGTTTGAGTAATGTCATCATCATCGTCATCGAAAATCTCCGTGACCGAACCTTAACAGTAAGCGGCCTCTCGTTGTCCAGCACCACAGGCAGAGCGTATTGTCGCCACCCTCGGTCCGTTAAGCGCGTTATATTCCGGTCACTGGCGGCGTCTGGCGATACATCTGATAAATGTATTTACCCTGAAACGTCCGTTGACACTCACTACAGCGGTAACGTTGGAAGCCACAGAGCGACGTTCCGTGCTTGCGTACGCGCGTGAGGGTATGGCAATAGGGACAAATGGGTGGGGACTTTCGGTATATCAACATTGTCAAAATCCTTATTGAGGGGGTTGGTCACCCCGGTAAAATTGATAACTCGGTGAAATTATGTTGTTCCACAACCCACACAGTATTACTGCGATAGGGTTAAGAACCCTCGCGCGTCAGCGCGCACTTACTCATTGTGGTACTTCACTGTTTCCCGGCCGTTTTTCGGAGAGATTCGGGGTGAGGTTAAGGATTTTAGGTTAGGTGACGGTACTGAGCGGCCCGCATAGCCAAGACCCTGTCCTGCCTCACGGCCACAATATCTCGCCCGAGACCCCGCCCACAGTCGGTTCTCAAGCAACCGGGCAACATCCTCGGCCATCGCCCAATACTGAGACGCGCCTCTCCAATCACCGGACTGCTCTTTTAACGCGGCAATCTCAGCCAACTCGGCATAGTGACGGGGCGGCTCAGGGTTAAAACGTTGTGACATAACAACACCTTCAACATAAATAAAAACGGCAGGGAATTACCCACCAAACAAGGCTGAATTTCCCTGCAATTTAGCCATCACTTACCGATGAATTCACCCGTAGTCCCTCAAACCATTGCTGCCAACGTGTCGCCTGTTTTTCAATGCCATCCAGAGACTCAGTTAATTGCATCAATGCGCCATGCGAAATAAATGACATACCCCATCCTATTGTCAGTAATCCACGAATAACACTCAGTGAAGCTCGCGCATCCCTTAAGTAACACGCCGCCTTAACTCGCTCAGCGTCACTTTGCTTATCAATTCCATTGGCGAGAACAACGTATCGCACACATCCGGTCAACTCTAGCAACACCCGCTCCCCTGTCGTAAATCGAAAGGGTTTAGGTAAGCGCTTGTGAACATGCCAGTAAATGCGGTACAACATCAGCAAATCCGCATAAATTTTTGGATGCTTAAAGGTTGACTTCATGAACGCTTTTTCTCTTCAAATACTGACGCAAGAATTGCTCCAATGTGCTGTCACGACATCGGCTAGCCTCCAAAAATCACTGGCACTGGAAAGTATTGCGCCACTCTGCCAATCTCTGGCATACGACTTATTTCATCAAACCTACCAACCAGGCGCCTATACTCGATTTGCTGTTAATGACCCAAAACTTCGCGAAATCTATGCGCCACTTTTTCGTGACCGTCTGGCCCAATGCTGGCTAGTCAGTCAAATTGAACCAACTGTCGAACGCCAACTGATTGGCGACACATTCGCTAACCGCTCGGGCAAAGGCACTCTCGCAGCGATACATCGCGTTCAGCGTTTTATGCGACAACCTCAACATGGTCATTTTTTACAATTAGATATCCAAAACTTTTTCAATAGCATTCACTTACCCACGCTGGTGTCTATGACAACAAATGGCATCATGTCATCGCTCCCAGAACATCCCAGAAAAGCGTGCGTGATGGCGTTACTGATGCGAACTATTCTCCATCCCGTCGCGCACCACGCCGTTTCACTGAGTGGCAATAAAACATTACTCGACACCATTCCATGCCACAAAACGCTAGGCGCATCGCCTTATCAAACGGGCCTCCCGCTGGGGTCATCGGCCAGTCAACTGTTTGCCAATCTTTACCTCAGCCCACTAGACCACTTCATCAAGCATCAACTGCATGTGAAAGGCTATGTCCGCTACATGGATGACCTCATGCTACTGGGCAATTCATCACAACAACTGATTGAATGGCGCGAAGAAATCTCGACCTTCCTAACCCACACACTCCGATTAACCTTGCATCCCACCAAGCAGCACCTTCAACGTTGTTCCCAAGGCGCTGATTATTTGGGATATAAAATTTATCCGCACTACCTTCATTTACGCACCCGGAATCTGAATAAAATTCGTCGCTGGTTGGCATTGTTCAACTACTGCCTTCATCCGGAGGGTAGCCCACCCCCAACAAAACCCGATAATCCTGAATGGGCTGCCTGCATTCAACTGGCACCCATCACACCCGACTACGTCTTGTTACAAAAAATGCAAGCCGTGATGAATAGTTACTTCGGTCTGATGCAAAAGGCCAATCACTATCGATTACGAAAAAAACTTTACCAATACCATTTTTGCCACTTGAAGCACTGGTTCATTCCAGCAAACAGCGATTACACGTCGGTTCGCATCAAAAAGCATGCCCTTGCAACATGGATTGGGAGACAGCACGGTCAGTGAGAAAACCCCTCGAACAAGCCACATAGTTGTTGTTGCTCGGATTGTTGCTGTTCAGGTTGCCATTGTTGAGGTTGACGTTGTGCCGATTAGTCCCATTAGGCTCAAGGGCCCAATAGTTGTTGCTGATCCAACCGGAACACAGCCGCCCCACATGGGCACGCCATTAACATTGCTCGCACTCTCATACCACCAGCTTATCCCCTTTCGGAGTTCGCCCCTTTATAACGAAACTCTATGACACATCGGAGCTCCGTGGTGCGAGCCGGTTTTCCCTTTAGCAAATTATCTATTCGCCGTAACGAAATAGCCCTTAATGCACTGCCATGCTGTCACGCAATCCTCAATTACAAGGATAAATGCTGTTTCAATCCCTGAATGAAACCGGACTCCACCGCAGGCGGATAGCATCCCGGCTCCCAAGACTGCAAAAAATGGCGCATTTGTTGCGTTAATACAAAAGGATCCACGTCATCCTGAGGCGCCGTAGCTATTTCCGATAGCAATGAGTTGACACATTCTTCATACCAGAGAACATAATCCCTATCAGACCAGTCACCTTGAATCTCCGCGCCCCACCCAGTCAATTCAGCTTGAGGATAACGTTGCTCAAATTGTGTCATCGGAAATCCACCATAAAACACCGCTTCTCCACCTAGCTTTTTAATGCGCTTACCGAGGATTTTTATTTTTCCATCACACTGCGTTAAATAAAAAAATAAAGACTGCTGATAACACCGATAAAACATCCCCTCGCGAATAAAACTGATAACCCCCGGGCGCCTGCTTAGCGCTAACTTATCTTCGATAATCATGTCTGTTCCTTGCGAATAAGGCGTTATAGTAAAAAAATTTTACAACGCGCCCTAACGGGCGCCCCATCACCGCCCCCTTTAAGGGGGCGAGCAGAATAAGGGCAAAAAAGCTTAAAATTAAATATTAAATGCTAAAAACTAAAGGACCCTCGAACAAGCCACATAGTTGTGGTAGCTCGGATTCTGGCGGTTCAGGTTGCCAGAGATGAGGCCGACGCTGTGCCGATCAGACCCATAAGGCTCACGGGCCCAATAGCCGGCGCGGATCCAACCGGAACCAAACGTGCCCATCGCCCCCCACTGACTCCATAGCCCAGCGGATGGTGCCCGCGTTCCTACCGCGCCATACGCCGCATTTGTCATAGTGGCGTATGGCGGCGTACTATAACCACCTCCTAACCCGGTACAATATGCGTCAGCATTCGCTGCGGTTCTGGTAGTCGCGCCACCATTGACAAACCAGCGTCCGAGAGTGATATTGAGTGTGTGCTTGTCGCTGCTGTCTGTTTTGTTTGTTGCGATAAGTTTTAATGTCTTATTTGCACTAGTAGGGGTACCCGTGAAGGTGAACGTGCCTTCAGTCCCGCTCGCGTTTGAGGCCGGGATATCAACCCAAGTCTGGTTGCCATTTTCCTTATAGGTGTAATTACTGTTCGCTGTCGCATCAACCCCGTTCATGTACAGCTGAAACTTGGCACCCACAAATCCCATCGTCGGAAATCCGCTGTTCCATGCAAACGTCGTTCCGTTCACATAGATGACAGGTGGTGGCGGATTATTCACTCGGACTCGGTATACCGGTGATGCGAGTGGTATGGGGGTGCCCGATGTGGTCGGCAAGCCGGTGAGTGATGTACTCAGCACTGGAGCATTCGCTTGTACCGTGAGGGTGGTGTTGTGAGCAAAGTTCGTCGCAAACGTCTGGGTCAGTTGGGTGGGAGTTAATGGCGTGAGGCCATTCTTCCACGTCCAAGTCACCCCCGCGGGCGCAATCGCCAATCCCGGAACGGCTTGAGTGTCCCCATCCAAATCCGTGAACGTGACGCCAGGAGAGAGTGGGGCCAGCGTGAACTCGTTCGGTTTCTTGCTCCCCAGTACCTGGTCATTATCCACCAATGGGGTGGCGTCTGGCTTCAGTATCGATACCGAGCCTGCCGCCGTAGGCGTTCTCCCCTTTATCTGCCCCGTCGGGTTGCTCAGCACCACAGACCAAGCCGGAGTCGATGCCCCCATGGTGACGGCCGCAATAAGCGCAATACGCGTCAGCGGGTGACTAACCCATCCCAGTGTGTTATCTCTCATTCTTCCTTCCCTCTTTAATCTCTGTCACAATCCCAAACAGTCCCGGGGTGCATCGTTTATCGTGCGTGTCATCAACAATGACTACCGCGGTACCCGCCATAGCAGATAATCCAGTACTCACTGTCTTCACTCTGTGTTCTTCTCGTTCGTCTTCGTGTTCTTCGTATTCTCATGCCCACAACGAAGCTGCCTTTATGCGTGTGATTCAATGCACCCCCCTTCTGGGGTAAAAACGGGCAGGAAAACCCTGCCCGTGGTCCTGATTGACACTAACCCGATGGAGACTGGGTTTAGTAGGCGACCGCCAGATTGAAGCCCTGCGCACCGTCCGCAGAACCCGTTAACGGAGTACCGTCTGCTGCCGTGTTCACCGGAATAGTGAAGTTGCCGCCCGTGACGCTGGTAATAAAGCCTGTACCCGGTGCAGTGACGCTATCCGTCGCACTTTGACCCACTAAACGCCAGTTGTAGTTCGGTACCGTCGACGTCAGGTCGGTTGTACCCACTGCCGCGCTATCCCACAGTTTAAACACGTAAGTGTCGCCAACATTCAGGTTCGTCGCCGTACCAATCAGGTTGTTAGCAAACGCCGCGTCCGTGCTCAGGTAAATACCCGGAGTCACGTTGCTGCCTGGTAAGACCGGGCCTGGAGGGGTCACGCCTGTACCACCACCGCCACCACCGCCAGGTGCCGTAGTCAAGCTGGTATCAGCAATCGTAATCGTCTGACCAAAAATTGGGTCACCCGACGCTGAGTATTCCTGAATCGTCGCCTTAATCACTGTCGCACCAACCGCGCCAGCCGGTAATATGATGGTCGAGGTACCCGGTGTACCCGAGGTGGCATTCACGCCCGTCGAGGCAATGGCAACGTCAGCGCCTCCGCCAGCAGGGGTATAAGCCCATGTGACACGTGTGTTGTCCGAGGAATCATCGCCATCGCCATCGCTATCTGCGTAGCCATATTCCATCACGATGGTATCGCCCGAACTCAGCGAACCTGCCACTGCATAAGTACCACTAAAGTCAACCGCATGTTGCGCATTATTCGATACCGCACTCAGTATCGGTGCCGTACCCTGAATAGTCCCGGTCGGTTGCGTTAACACCGCATACGCACTGCTCATGGTGTAACCGGCCAGCGCTAACGCCAGAACCAGCTTCTTTAACGTAAATGTATTGTTCTTTTTCATTTCACTTCTTCCTTGGTTTAATGTGTTCATTGATGTCGAGCATGACGCGCAAGACCTGACGGTTTTGGCGTTTGATTCATCGCCTGTCTCGGTTTGGTGGGTTAGACCTTCGGCCCAACCCACCTTTCAATCAATAAGACAGGACGGGCACTTAGTTAAAATCCACTTTCAGGTTAAAGCCCTGGTCGCCCGGCGTCGCACCGGAACTGGATAGACTGTTCGCCGGAATAGCGTAGGTATCCGTGGTCGCACCAACAATGCTGTGGTTACTCAGCGTCGCCACCGTACTGGTGCCGTTCGCCGTGGTGTTTGTGCCATCTAGCTTCCACTGAATGCTGGCAGGGACAACCTGCGCCTCACCCGCATCCCAGACGCCGTTACTGTTCACATCATTCCAAGCCCGGAAGACGTAGGTCTGACCCACTAACGGATTGGTGGCCGTCCGCGTGTAATCCACCGCACCACTGCCCGCCGCTGGTGAGGCAGAAGCCAGGAAGATACCGCCCGCAATATTGCCCCCAACCACCACCGGACCCGGAGGCGTCACACCGGTACCACCGCCACCACCACCACCAGGGCTGCTCGCCAGACTGGTATCTGTCACCGTAATCGTACTACCGCTAATCGGGTCACCCGTCGCCGAAAATTCTTGTACCGTCACCTTAATGGCCGTCGCACCTAAGGCGCCAATCGGGATCGTGATAGTCGAGGTCCCCTGACCGCCTGAATTCGGTGCCGCTACATTAGTCGCCGTTATCGGCACATCGGCTCCCCCACCCAACGGGGCATAACTCCAGCTCACCGTGGTCAATGAGTTATCCGCGTCACCATCAAGGTCGGTGTAGTCATAGGTCATGACCACCGTGTCACCGGTGGACAGCTGTCCCGGCGTAGCATACGTACCGCTAAAATCAACCGCCTGCGTTGCATTGTTAGACGGGGCACTCAATACTGGGACACGTCCCTGTACCGAACTGGTTGAGGGCGTGCTGGCTGCCCACACGGAACCTGTCGTCATGCCCGCAAGGGCCAGCGCCAGTACTATTTTTTTGACTCTAAAATTCATTGTCATCGTTCATTCCTTTTTATTGCTGTCTGGCACTGAGCCATATAAACCGGGATTTCCCCGCCTTGGTATGCGTCAACGCACGTGTTGTTAATCAAACTGCCTGCATCAAAATGACTGACCATCAACCTCATCCAGAGGCTCCGTGCCGGGGGCACTGTCATGGTCAATCCCCTTATCGCCTTACGGGGCGTACGTCACCTTCAGGCCAAAGCCTTGGTCGCCACACGCCACGCCACTGTTGCTGTTGGCGTTAGTTCTCGGGGTAAACTGATATCCCCGCACCCCGGTATCAAAACTGTTCAGTGTTATTGGACATCCCGCTGTATTGGTGCCGTCTAACGCCCATTGCACGTTCGCCGCCGGAATACTGGTCGTGATATCCACGTTCGCCTCGTCAAATAACTTCACGGTATAAGTCACGCCCACCTGAGGGGATGCCCCTGTCGTCAGTAAGTCCTGTCCCGCTGGGTCCTGTATCTCCGCCCTGACCACCAGATGGGTACCGCTTGCACTGGTGAACGTCACGGTCTGCGGATTACTCATCCCGTAAATCCCGAGGTCTGCCCGCACAATAAACGACCCGCTCAACGTACTGACCAATTCTTTAACGTAGTAGTTAATCCCCGTACGGACATCCACCTGTGTCCGAAGAGCCTGAACGCACGGTAATGGCTGACTGGCTGCATCCAGCGGACAAGACCCGCCAGCCGCCACGACGGGGACTGCGACCCCTGTCACCGCATCCGTCACTTTCCAGACCGGCGTGACCAGTGGGTCATTCACCGCCTGGTTCTGATGGTCTTCCAAGTGAGCTGATAGCGTAATCACATCCGTTGGCAAGCCCGATGCCGGGACGCTGGCGGCACTTTCTAATGCCAGCAAGCCCTGACGTTGCTGTCCAACTAAAATATCGACTGGGTTAGACGTCTGTTGACGGCCTTTTTCATCCGCTAACGTCACCGACAACTGATAATGGTTAATATCCCCCGGTCCTGAACGCCATGCCGGTAAGGTGATTTGCCAGCCTTGTGGGTTATTGACGCCCCCGGTAGGCAGTATGGCCAATGGCACCGTATCGCCATTCCAGGTCACACGAGTAATGCGGTACTTGTTCTTGACCAGCGGTTGCATCAGGTGAGTGTCACCTTCCAGCAACGTGGTGGGGACGGCAGCTAAGTCCACATCCAGTAAGCCGGACTTTTCTTTGTACTCCAGAACGATGTCATAATTACGGTCAACCATATCGTAACGACTGCCGCGCAGGGTGCGCATCGCGCCGACATTGTCCGGGTCAAGTTGCTTGCCCAGTGCGGTGCCTAACTGGTAGTTCAGTTGCAGGTCAACCTGCGCCTCTGACTGGCCGTCCTGACCGTCTTTATAACTGACTTTGATAGTCGCCAACGGGAACGGGGTATAGTCCACCCCCAGCGTCACCGCACGCGGGTCAGATTGCAGATTATCTTTACCAAACAGCGCCACTTCATCGCCAAAATACTGCTCGTAGACCACCGAGGCACCCAGATGCGGATACACCGGCAGATAACCCTGAGCGCGGACATCAAAGCCCTCAGCAGGGCGCTCTAAGTAATCATCAAAATCCTTGGAGTCTTTCCATGAAGACAGTGGGTGGTAGTAGTTGGTCGCCAACTTAGCGTAGTCGGCCCACAACTCCAGCCCCAGACCCAGACGGCTGTGATTGCGGCTAAAGTCCTGGTCTAGGAAGGTGTTGGTCCCCAGTAACCACGCCTCTTTCTCCCAGCGCACACCCAGACCGAAATTACCGATGGTTCGCCCATCCTGGTCATGTACACCCACCTGAGAGAAGGTCACCACATCGTCATTTTCATACCACGGCGTGAACAACGAGGCCGAGCTCTTGGTCAGGTCCCCGTTGTCATCCACTGCCAGGGTAACCCGGGCTTTACCAAATTTTCCCAGTAAGTCCTGAGCCTGTTGCTGGACCGGATTCAACACTTCAGCTTTGGCTTTGTTTTTCGCCCAGCTTTCAGCGTGATTTTGTGCCTGGTCGCCGGACATGTTGTTCCAGTCCTGCCCCCCTACGGACTGAGCCATCCCGGCGGCCTTCATTTCCATGGCGGAGGCGGGCATCCGACCATCCTTATCGGCTTTCGGTAATGGGTCATTGCCCATACCTAATTCCGGCAGGTTATTCACATACAGACCCGATTCATCTGTTATCGGCAACAGTGGAGAATTCGCAGGCAACAGCAGACTTTCACCGGCCTTCATCGCCTCCCGACGGTTAAGCCCACCGTTATTCAGGGTGCGCAACTCCGCCACCGTAATGCCGCTTTGCAGGGCTAACTGGTAAAGGCTACTGTCTGCCGGGACGACATAGAGGCGAGTTGTTGAAGAGCCTGAAGGGGCGCTATTCTGTGCGGCAAAGGCCGCGGTCAAAAAACCCGTACCGATGATGCTCAGTGCAATAGCCGAAAGACGCATTGTTGTTTTCATTAATCCATTCCCTTTGAGAAATCATTTAATGATTATAATTTAATAAAAAGGAAAACATAAATGAATATGAAAAAAGACTATTTTATGACGGGCGAACTGGCTGAGCTTTGTAATATAGGAAAACAAACATTGATTCATTATGAGGATATCGGGTCGTGACGCAAACTTAGTGTTGGTGTACTCTTTACCCTTTGGATGATTGATGGCAAAGATTGATGTGGTTTGTCCTCGCTGTTCTGAAACTCATGGGGTTATCCGAAACGGCCACTCCGGCTCAGGGGCGCAGCTCTATCGCTGTAACCAATGCCTGAAGACCTTCCAGCTCAGCTATCGCTACAACGGAGCTAAACCCGAAACCCATCAGGCCATCGTTGATATGGCGATGAACGGCTCCGGATGCCGCGATACAGCACGGGTTCTACGGATAAGCCTCAATACCGTTCTGCGTCATCTAAAAAACTTACGCCGCACCAGGTAGCGCAAAACGTAGAGCCTAGCGCAGAGGTGGTTATCTGCTGTGAAGCCGATGAGCAGTGGTCATATGTCCGCTGTAAAGGCAATCAACGCTGGCTGTTTTATGCCTATGACCGCATCCGAAAGCGCGTTATCGCCCATGTATTTGGCCCGCGAAATGCTTTGACATTAAAGCGTCTTCTGGTTTTGCTGAGCCAGTTTAGCATTGCCTTCTACATGACCGATGCCTGGCCGGTATACCGCACTTTATTGTCCTCAACCAGTCATGTTATCAGCAAGAAATACACCCAGAGGATAGAGCGACATAATCTGAACTTGCGAACCCATCTCAAACGGTTAGCCCGCAAGACTATCTGCTTCTCAAAATCAGAAGAAATGCACGATAAGATCATCGGATGGTATCTGACAATTAACCATTACCACTAAATCTGCGGCACGACCCAAAAATGCAGGGATTTAAAAATCAAACTCAGGTGCGACCGCACATAAATACCTGTGGCCATTAACACAACAAAATCCGGCAAGTCAGAGTAGTGTGTAATATTAATGATAGCACGTTAGTATATTTAATCAATAACAAATTCAGCCGGCATGAGATAAAGGGAGGACCGGTCGCTCAGTGCACAGTTTGCCCGCAGTGATATTGATGATGATTATACACAAGAATTGGTGATGCTGCCAACATACTGATTTAGTGTATGATGGTGTTTTTGAGGTGCTCCAGTGGCTTCTGTTTCTATCAGCTGTCCCTCCTGTTCAGCTACTGACGGGGTGGTGCGTAACGGCAAAAGCACTGCCGGACATCAGCGCTATCTCTGCTCTCACTGCCGTAAAACATGGCAACTGCAGTTCACTTACACCGCTTCTCAACCCGGTACGCACCAGAAAATCATTGATATGGCCATGAATGGCGTTGGATGCCGGGCAACCGCCCGCATTATGGGCGTTGGCCTCAACACGATTTTCCGCCATTTAAAAAACTCAGGCCGCAGTCGGTAACCTCGCGCATACAGCCGGGCAGTGACGTCATCGTCTGCGCGGAAATGGACGAACAGTGGGGATACGTCGGGGCTAAATCGCGCCAGCGCTGGCTGTTTTACGCGTATGACAGGCTCCGGAAGACGGTTGTTGCGCACGTATTCGGTGAACGCACTATGGCGACGCTGGGGCGTCTTATGAGCCTGCTGTCACCCTTTGACGTGGTGATATGGATGACGGATGGCTGGCCGCTGTATGAATCCCGCCTGAAGGGAAAGCTGCACGTAATCAGCAAGCGATATACGCAGCGAATTGAGCGGCATAACCTGAATCTGAGGCAGCACCTGGCACGGCTGGGACGGAAGTCGCTGTCGTTCTCAAAATCGGTGGAGCTGCATGACAAAGTCATCGGGCATTATCTGAACATAAAACACTATCAATAAGTTGGAGTCATTACCAACAGTGCCTGTTAAATAGAGAATATCTAAAAGATAATATTTCAAAATATGATTTCGTTATATTTTCTGGCATCTGGTTTGATTTATATCGCAAAGGTTATCAAAATGAAATTGTTGATGTGATTAAATATGCCAAATCTAAAGGGGTGAAAGTGTATGTCATGGCATCCCCAACACAATACGACATCAATGTTTTTGCTAATTTTATCGCTGCGGGAGTCAATGATTTACCGTTTAGATTAAAAGGTAATTCCAATAAAAAAGATGATGACACCCAAAAGATGGATATTATCTTCTCGCAATTAGAAAAAGATGGGTATATAAAATTCATCAAAAAAGATGACATATTTGATGAAAGTGACTCATACCATTACAACGGAATAGAGATCCCCTACTCTCTTGACGGTGCTCATATCTCAGTCGACAGTTCATTGATGGCTGCCAAACGATTTATTGAAACTGGTGCCTATAAAAAATACTTTTCAGATGTAAAGTAAATATACAATTAGCCGGGCGATAGCGCCCGGCATTGGTTACTCTGGTACCACCGGCCAGATAATATCAGGCGATTGCGCTATATCAATTCTCATTAAGAGAACCCGATATTTCTTCCATGCGGTAATCAATTCTTTTTCGCTATCCGTTGCTATTGCCAGATCAACTGCGTCCTGAAGCGGTGCAATAGCCTCTGCGGCTAACGTTAATAAATTGGCTTTCTTGTATTCATCTGCCTCTTGCTCCAGTTCTGCATGGGTTCTTGCCAGCGCCCAGCCGGAGCCATCCCATTCATAATAATTACCGTCATCGGGACAGACTGATACAACACCATAATCTCCGGCTAAAGCTCGCTGGTAGATCTCAACACAATACGCCATAGAATCTACTGGCGCGGCACTGAAATTAAAGGTTCCACCGGCGATATTGTCAGTGATCGTAACATCAATATAGTGCTCGATATTCCGTGAGCGGGGCGCGGTGGCAGTAATTTTATCTATATCATTAATCATGAGATACGCATCCATAATGTGTTTCGGGTAAGACCATCATTAACCGCCGCAAAACCTTGGCAACGCCATGTCCCGGTTAATAGTGTTTGTCCGTTATTGTAGTTTGCAACGTTATTCCACTTTAATTCACTGCCCGCTTTCACATCCCCCGGATTAACGGCATTTCCGACATTGGTAGAGTTGATGGCGAAAGCATAAGAGCCAATACCGTAAGTATCCGGCACTCTGGCTTGTGCTATTACATTGGCAATATAAGTGCTTAAATAACCGCCCCATACCGTGCCATTAACATTACCATCAGCTTGTAAAAATGCAGTTCCATTCCCGGCTGTCACATTACCCACCGCGTTAATTGCTGCCCCCTTTAGCGCGCCCGCTGTGGTCAGGCTGCCGGGTAAATTGATTGCTGTATTGGATGACTGAAGCGCATTAACAATACGTGAGTCATTGCCCGCAGCTACGGTGTTAGCGATAGTCCCTACATCCAGCACCGCCGCCCCTTTGAGCCCTAAATTGGTTCGTGCAGTGGTCTTGTTTGCCACATCATTCAAGTTTTGGTTTTTCAGTAATGCATTGGTGGCAATGGCTGCGGTATCCGTTAAGCCAAGGTTAGCAATGGCGGCAGCCACCGCCTCCGGCCCTGCAGCCGCGATTTCAGCGAGGTTATTAGCAGTCTGCAAATAGGTGCTGGCCCCCTCTTTACGCCACACACCAATATCTAATGTGCCAGTGGGTTCTATGCCGGTGTTTTCTGATAATGCAATATAGCTATTGCCACCGTGACTCACTCTTGCCCCTGCCTGGTAGGGGGCATCGGTAAACCAAATTAGCTGCCCAAGGTTTTGCAATTCCTGTAAGGCTAAATCTACCCGGTTATGCCACCAGTTTTCCCATTTGGCTTCTGGAGGATCTTCTGATGCGCCACCAGCCCAACCACGAGCAATCAGACCATCGCCGGGGCGTTCAAATTGTGCGGGCACACTGGCCCACGGCTGATTAAAGCTGTCATTTCTTGCCATATATTGGCTCCAATTAGATATAAGCGCCCATGCCGTATGGCTGAGCGTCGAAGGTGCCTTTATAGGCAAAGGGATGATGGTTAACGCGGATTAGGCTGGCTTTGACGCCTTGCGGTCGGGGGATTAAATCAAATAGTTGAATCAGCACTAAGACATTGGCGGGGATCGGTTTATCGACCCAGATAGTTTTCATGGTCATATCCTGCCCATCGATGATGGCGGAATTAACATCCAAAATGTAATCAACGGCGGTTTTGATTTCATCCAAGGTGGCGTTGGTGTTGTTTTTCTGGATCTTGGCTTTGATTAATACGCGATAGAGATAATCCGATACCGGAACTTTGCCGATTTGTTCATGCGGCGCTTTATACGGCGCGACATTGTAGGGTTGTGCACCGCCGGTACTGTTATAAGCAAATATCGATAAGTAATCGCTGCGGATGAGTGGCCGCTCAGTAAACCCGGCAATGCGGCCACAGATATCCAGTTGATCACCCTCGGCATTATCAATATCCAACAGGTTATTGATTTTAGTGATCTGCTCTTCCAGTGAAGATTGGTTGATGTCCGGTAAAATACTGATCCATTCAACTAATTTCGGCGCGTTTTTATATTGCAGGTAAATCCGTGACAGCGCTTTTTTACGGTGGTTATACATAGGCCACCTCGATATTCTCAGTACTGAACACCCCGAGCTGGTTAAAGGCTATTCTCACTGCACTCTCATTGGCCTGTTCGACAGCAGTACCAACGGTAATCGTATTCACAAAGCCATTACCGGCCACCAGATAATTGACTGGGGTAAATAAACGGCCCGCGCCAATACTTTCACCAATTTTAAAGCCCAACTTAGAAAAGCCATTAGTCTGATCAAAACCGGTAATGCTGTAATCGACAATCGCCTGTTTTATCTCTTCGTCGATAAATTCGCTATTACTGGCGATCTCTACCCGTACATAAACCGGTATCAATTGGGGGCGAAAAAAGGTTACGGTGATCGGATTACCTTTTGGGGTAACAGTATCCAACGAAATTTTATTCGGGAAAGTGTTATAACGGTTTAACCCACAACCGGGGCTTTTATTAATGGCAATGCTGTTAATAACGTCCTCGATGCTGCCACCATCAACAAATATCGCCATTGAGTGACCGAGCACCCCATTCTCATCGGCTTGATCCTCAAAATTTTCATAAATCCGCGCCCGTTTAACATCATCAATATTGACCAGCGCCGCATAAATATTATCAATCTGATTGGAGCCAGGTAGCGCCACTGATTCATTGCGCCGGATGCGAAATGCGTTATTAGTTTCTTTATCCAACCCCATTGACGCAGCAGCGTTATTTGTCACCGCCGTAATGCCGCCGATCGGTGTGGCAATAATGGTCAGATTATGACTATTGGCCCCCTGCGCACCTGCCAGCGTACAAGTGACATTCACTGTCGCATTCCCTGCCGCGTCAGTAACAACATCACCATCGGTCGCCCATAAGGTATTAGTCGCCCTATTTCTGATTAATGTCCCGGCATTGATCGGAGTAAAAGCGATACCGCTAAAATTAACGGTGGCCGTTGAATAGGTCGCGCTTTTGCGCTTGATTCCAGCGAACGCGGCAATGCGGTCTAATTGTTGGTCAATCGCTGAATTGGGATCGGCTGCGTGATAAGCATTAATAACTGCTTCATCGAGATTGGCTAATGCCTCACACCAGACCGCTATTGCCAGACCATCTGGCGATTCCGGGTTAATATTCCAGCCGTCATCAATAGCAAGATAGCGCTGGCGCATAGTATCCAGATATTCACTCAGCGTGGTGCCGCTGGCCCCGTCACGATTTATGGTTGCCATTAGATAAGATCCTCAGTGAACAGGAAATCAAATGCGTCGTTATTAATATCAATCACCGCAGCAAATATCGTTATTTTGCGATTCTTCATATCGAGATCCATTTCAAAGCGGTTAATGGTAAGTACGCCTTTGGCCGCCAATAAGCGCTGTTTAATATTGGCTTCGGCAATATCGCGTGAGGTTTTGCCCAATATGCTTTGGAACCACGGCGTTCCCTCGGTGGCATCAAGAAAATACTCGCCAAGAAATAACCGTAGGCAGCAGATCATGGCTTGCCGGGTTTCTTCTTTACCGTTAGCAAACTGGCTGCCGTGGGTAACAATGTCGCCATCTTGGAAATTGCGGATCACAATGCCTCCGGAAACAAAAAGCCCCGGCATAAGCCAGGGCGATAATAGGTAGGATTCAATCAGGGTAATGAGCTATTGCGGCCCATCAGTGCGATCATTGCCGCGTTGCACGCCGCCGTGGTCGTGGTCGCCAACTTCCAGCTCGCCAATCGCCAAACCACCTTGGATAACCTCTGTGCGGCCATTAAGGGTGGTTTGCCCATTATTGGTAAACTCTGGGCCGCTATAGCTCATGCCAGATTCGGTAAGCGCCAGTGTGGTACCGCCAGCCGTCAAAGTCATTCCACTATCAGTGAGGTGAATGCGCACCCCGCCACTTTTGTTAGTTAAACCAATCCCCTCGGTCGGCAAGCCCGCAATCGCGGTTTGCTGTGAGCGGTAACCGGGGGCAAAGAAAGCATCGGACGGATTAAACATCCGTGCATCCAGTGGTGCTACCGGCCCCCCTGACTGAGCCAATTGTCGATAGAACGTTGGCTGAAATGAATATAACCCTCGGTACCCGCGGGTAATTCATGAAAAACCGTCCATTCTGCACTGCCAGAAAATTGCACCGGCACATGTTCGATAACGGGGAGTGTCTTAAATTGACCGTCACCGATATGACGCTGAATGCCACACTCCACCACTGCGCGTTGTAGATCGGCGTTATAGCTAATGACTTTGCCGGGCATGCCGATCATCAGGTCACGCACCATATCGCGCTTGAGCAGCATCATGGTGCTATACAGCGGGTTGCTCTCAATCATCATTACCTCAGGGCATACGCCATTGACTGATCAGCGTGGTTTTCCACGTATCACCCCATAAAGTACCTTCGTGGTAGGTACGCAGCACATTAAACTGGCCGGTCTGCTGCTGAATATTCGCCAGATTATTGAGGTCGGTGTTATACATGCCGCTGAAATTGATCGTCCAAAAACTTGAAGTGACATTAATCACATCGGCCGGCTGAATTTGATGATTCATTTTAACGTCAATTTCCATAGTGCTGAGATACCAGCGCGGGACACTTTCCATACCATTTTTAGCGGTGATCTCATGAGTCGCCCATTTTCTGGCGGCTCCCTCTCTGGCTAATAGCACCCGTGATGGCGTGATCATCCAGTAATATTTCCAGTCATCTTTTACGCTATCGAGAATATCGCGACACAAGCGGCCACCGGAATTATAGGAAGTGGCAAAACGCGGTAAGTCGGAAAAGTCACCAATCACTTCAACATCAAGCCCAAAAGCCAATGCGACATCTTTTAGCATTTCAATAGCAGGCGTATTCGCCCCCCAGGTTTTAAATATCGTGGTATTCCATGCCAGCCCAATCGTGCGGCAATATAACCGCAGGCAGGTATTTACCCCCTCTTTGACCACTTCGACATTGTGAATGCGTCCGCTGAATATCGTGCCGATGTTGTCGCCATAACCGGCTTTTAATACCAGGTTGCCATAACGTTTTTCCTTATCGTCATAGCGTTGAATCAAGGCGCGGGTGCGTGCTGAAACACCGTATAAGGTAATTCTGGCGGTGGCATCAACATTCTGCGGGGTATTATCGACAGCAAAGCGGATCTCTAATGGCGGCTGATAGGTAAGTTCATCGCCACTCACTGGGGTAATGGTCAGTAAGTAATTGCGGCCAAAATAGCTACTCATTATCGGGATACCATGTCAGGCGATTATTAATGCCAAGATTGGCGATAGTCGGTGTATCCCCGGCTAATATCAGTAGGCCAATATCGGTATTGATTCCCGCCAATAAATTAACGCCAATATGCAAGGCTCGCCCCAAAACTACCGGTTCGCCTTGTTCATAAATATCGACGCAGAAATAATTAAAACGGGTGAGCCAGTGCAAACGAAAAATCAAATAGTGATTATTTAATTGCACCCGAAAACGCTGCACCGCGTAACCATTATTTAATGGGATAACTTTCATTACGTGGCCTCGACAAAAACTTCACCAAATGAGTATTCACGTTGCCCCTGAGTGGCAGCACTATCGCCATAGGGTAAGTTGTCATTGGTTTCAGCAACAGTGTCGTAAATAATATTGAGCTGTAACAGTTCAACCACAATCTCCAGCCCGCCCTCATTCTCTTTTTTCAACTGGGTGCGGGTATTGGTGATCAGGCAATTTTTATAGGCCGCCCCACGGCTGGCCACTAATTCGAACGGCGTATGTGAGCGCTGCAACTCACGCAATTGTTCGAGTAAATTTTGCGAACGGGTTGAGCGCGATTGTGATCCCAGGCTGCCGGAATACAAACTGGTGCCAACCGAAGCAGCAACTCCTGCCAGCGCTGCCGCTCTGCCAGAAAGCAAACTGGCCGCCATACCAGTAGTGATACTGGCACCGGCCCCCAGTAGCCCGGCAATGCTGCTATCTTGCTGGGCCAGCAGTTCACGAAACCAGTTATCAGACACACCGATAATCATGGTTAGCGCCAGCGCGCGCGTCACCGCGTTATCGTGGGCGGTATTGGCATCTTCCAGTGGGAACTCACTGACATCAGTACGCAGCTCGCTCGACTCTTCCAGTAATGCATCAAAATAGAGATTGCCGATTTTCGGTCGGTTACGGGTAAATAGTCCGGTAATAGCCATCAGTAGTGCTCCGTATGCATCATGTCGCGTGCTTGCTGGGCCAGTTGAGTGGTGGCCTGTAGCACCCCGTCACGGATGGATTCACTATCACCGCCCACAGTTCCCACATTGATAATATTGTGTTGTTCCAATCTGACATCACCACGGGGCGCGGATGCGGCAACTGCTTGCATGGGGGCATTCTGGCGGTCACTGTAGCCCTGAATCTCTTCCCATGAACGTTTGGGCTGGGCGTAATTTGATGAAGGTAGCGAGGCCCACACACCGCCAAGCCCGCTGGTGGCATCAGCAAAATTCCCGTTCGTCACATTTTCTAGCTGACCGGCACGTTGAATAAGAAACAGCGCGGCGAGATCCTGACTGCGCGGTGAAAAGTCGGTCAAATTGAGCGCTTTGGCGGCATCATCCCAAGAACTGCTGGTGAACTGATAGCGCCCGGCAGCCGAGGTTTTATTTTTAGTGCCGTCTGTTTGGGTGAAATCTTTTAATTGCCGTGGGTGGTCGCTGCTGTCATAGAATTGGTCGCCGCCAAACATCGTGTTATAGCCAGAATTGGCATAACTGGCGGTTCCTTCGGCTTTGGATAGCACCTCCAGATACTGGCGAACGTTCGGATCATCAACCAGATTATTAAGGTCGCTGCTATCACTGGGGTAAGGCACGCCGGGGTTATTTTTAGCCCAGTTCTGCCGCCCTATCGCATCGGGATTACTCATGGCTTTGGCATCGTCGGCACTGGTAAAAATATTACCGGGCGTTAATGCCGCCGCCGCGCCGATGGTAACCGGATTGACCAGCAAGCGTGACAACCAGCCGCGCCCACCAGCAGCACCTGCGGGTGGTTTCCCGCCACCGGGCAACATGCCGCCGACAAACTTTAATGCGCCGGCGGTACCGGCCAGACCGGCAGCAGTCAAAATCGCTTTGGAGACTTCGGGATTTTCTTTAATAAACTGATTAATACTTTCTAATAACGCATTGATGATTGGCAGTAAGTCGCCCCCCATTGAACGGGCCAGATTGTCAAAGTTAGTCGCCAGATCCGCCATCTCTTTATTAAACTCATTAGCTGAGTCAATAAGCTTGGGATCGAGCGGTTTATATAACTCTTCAAAATTTTTCAGTGAGGCATTAAGCCCCTTGCTACCTCCCTCCAATAGGCGGGTAAAAGGATCATTATCACCGCTGCCAATTCCACTGCGCAGATTTCGCCGCTGGTCATTATCCATTTTGCCGTAAGCATCTATAAGATACTTGAGCGAGTCCATGCCGGTTTTATTGGCAAATTCAGTCGGGTTAAATGCACCATTCCAATAGGCTTTATCGCCTAACTCCCCTTGTCTGGCACGCTGTTGCAGGTCAGGGATTTTCTGCACAATCTGATTAGCCGCATCCGGGCTAAGACCAAGACTGCGCATCGCGTAACGTAAGCCGTCAATCTGCTTAACGGTAAAATTGGTGATTTTACTCAGCCTGTCCATTTCTAATACTGAGGCAGATAAATCTGCAGTCAGGGCTTTTAACCCAACACCGGTACCGGCTGCGGCGGCCAGTTGCAATATGCCGTCTTTAATTCCTTTAACGGCATCATTGGCTGTTTGAAAGCTCTTTGCATCTGTTTCCAGGCCAAGGGAAACCAATAGAGAATCAATTGTCTCTGACATGGAAACCTCATATTTTAGGTATAAAAAAACCCGCGCAGTGGCGGGTTGATATTTGGGGAAGTTATTTTTGATGACAACTTTAGAGCTAAAATTTGATATTTGATATTTGTTATAGATTCTTTTTTAGTTTTTGCTCATTCAGTTTTTTATGCAAATCATTGATGAAAACGATATTCCTTATTATTATCATAAATACAGCATAACATTGAATAAGAAAGAGATATAAAACATATGCAAAGCCTATCGTCTTTATTGTTACATGATGAAAAATATAAAAATCTGTATTTTTCACAATAGCACTTATGACATAGAAAAATATTACACCAATAAGGACAAGAGCTGATGCAAGAATTATAAAAACTAGTGACTCTATTCTTTTGGTATCTTTAGTGCTGGCAATGAAGTCGATTTTTTCACTTTTCACCAACCCTGAGATAGCATTAGGATAAAGATAAGCCAACCATATTCCTACTATAGCAAAAATCATAGCTGAAGCATTTTGAAGTCCTGAAAGTATATCAACCACTCCTTGATACCTGATGTTATCATGCATATAGAATGATACATATACTAAAGATATGATCACTAAAATATGCAGAATAACTTTTATCTTTAACATATTAGTTTGCTCCCGCAACTCCTAAAATATTAATGTTAACTGCATCCCTCGCAACTTCTTGGATATCAGCATCTACTCCATTATTCGCTGCTTCCTGAACATTAATATCAGCTTCGTGACCTGCAACTGCTTGCTCTTTGTGTTTCAAATTAATACTTGAAATAAATTCATTTCTTTTAATGTCTATAAATTCATATAGTTCTTCTGCTGAGAAATGCTCATTTTTAGCTACGGTGTATGGAATCGAGATTTCCTCTCTCAAGACGTATTCATTAAGCCATTTAGTTTGTCCCGACTTACCTTCCTGCTTAAATCCTATATTATTCCAAGTCGAACCTGCAGCATAACCTTGTTCATAAAAATCGAATAATTCATCAATCTCTTTTACACTTGGAACTCCACCGACAATTAGCTCAATTTGTTTTTCTTGTTTTAACTCAGGGCGCTCATCTCTAACAAATGGCAATTTGTCAAATGCTTGAACCCACCAAGCCCTTTCATCTGCGACTACAGCGCCAATTGTATCTCTGATCACTACGTGAGTAATATTTTGTCTGGCATTCTTTAAAAATTCTCGCCCTGAACGGCGCATAAATAGCTCATAATCAAACCTAAATAGTGCCCTAGATAAGCCGTCCTCACCTGCAAATGTGACTTTATAATAAACACGGTCTTTATCAGCACCAGGGTTAGGATGGATAACCTCTGCACACTTCCTCCCAGGATATACATATCTGAAATTTGCGAAATCTCTTAAATATCGGCCGAACAAATAAGTGTCTGCATTTGAATGAGGGAATCTAATTGAAGCAAACTTGTTTATAGATGTTATATACCAATAATAGCAAGGCTTGCCCCAAATATGTTTTACACCATCTGGAGCTTCCTCTGGTAAAGTAATCACTGCCTTAGAGGCACTTTTGACACTCGAATTTGCAGCCACACCAAGAATGTTTCCGTTACCATCTGATTCTGATTTCCATAAAACAATCAAATAATCACCGGTTCTTGGACACTTATATAGTCCACGACAATAAACTTTTTTTCTTAACCGATTGTCATCCTCGCATGGTAACGTATTTTCAAAGCTTCGATCACTGACCCAATTACCTAATGCACTTAATATGACGTCCATATCACCATCAATGGCTTCATCATTATCGTTAAATGAGTAAAACCCAGCTCGTTTAACATCAAAAAATGCAATCCGTCCAATCTCTTCAGCCATTGATAAAAATCCCTGCGAGTTAACATTCGGCTCAATACATCAGCCATTTGTAATAAATAATTACAACATGTTATACAACCTACCAATTTTTGCTTACTGGTAATTTGAACAGTATTAATAGCTGTACAAAAACACAGTATCAGCAAAAAATAGAGGTCACAAGAAAATTTTTACTATCAAAACATTACATATCGATTTTTATAGCAAAAATAGACTGCTGACACTATTTATCAGCCCCTTTCCACCACCGCCGCAATCTCATCCAACACATCATGCATCAGTTGCACATCATCAATGGTGTAAGTGCCATCCAGCATATCAGACCACCTTGCCAGTGGCGGGCAGTGTTGCCCGACACCGGCACAAGGCCGCCATAAAAACCAGTCTACGCGGGAGGGCGCTGCGGATTGTTTTCCGCGCTTTTTCCCTCGCCGCTGAGTTGCCAAAAAGGGCCGATATTTTCCCTCAGTACCTGCCCCAGCAATACCAGGTAATTATGGGCCTCATCTTGGAACAGGTTTTCGCCCACCGGGATGTTATCAGATTGGCGAACGATGCTACCGCTGTTAAAACACAGCTCTTTTAAGCGGTTTAAGCTCATCGTATCGACGGAAGCTAAACTGGCCGCCATACCCATTGCGGTGACATTGGGATTAATCGCCGGTAACAAACCAGACTTAGCCGCGATTTGCAGCATTTCCACCTGATCTCTGGCCGGCGATGTTGCCCCGCGAAAAAGGGTGTCACCGATCACGACTTCAATTTGACGCCCCATAATTAGGTTTCCTCTGAGTCAGCAAATTCAAAAATAAATTGTTCATCCGACACGCCACTTTTCCCGGCGCGGGTGGCTGAGCCACGGTTAGTCATGATGCCGTCGAACCCGGCAAAGCGTTCATCAGTGCCGGTCTGTGAAAAGGTAAAGGTGGCATCAATGCCGGATTTCTCCACCGCCAATAACTGCCGCGCCTGCACCGAACCGGGGATCAGGTTGATGGTCAAGCGTTTGGCGCGGGTTTTATTGTCCAGCCGTACTGACGTGCCGCCGATACCGCGTTTTAGCGCGGCGCGGGGTTCTAAATCTTCAATGGTGATCGGTGGGTCGGTATCACCAAAATCATCAATCGGGATACCAAAGACGGTGAGGTTAGAGCCATCAGCGCCGTATCTGTGCATGGTCATAAGGGATTACTCCACGGTGGCATTGATTTCAGCGATATGACCGGCACGGCCTAAAATCACTAACAGTGTGGTTAACGGGTAAACGCGTTTTTTGCGTTGGTCGGAGGTCAGTGAAAGGACATCTTCAGGGCGCGAACGGATAACAAAACCAAAGTCAGCCACTTTAGTCATACCATCATCGGGATCAACATAAGAGCCTGTACCCAGCACACCATTGTTGAAAAAGCGTTTGCAGGTAGCAGCAACCGTAGACAACAACCCGTCATAGTCGCGTGGCGTTAGCGCGCGTTTGGTGCCGACATTGGCGATATAGTTGTAGCCATCCACTTGAATATGGTTTTTCAACACATCCAGATTGACCACGTCATCGATAAACTCACCATAGGACGACATCGATTTACTGTTGATCACCCGGCTGTTATCAATTTGCCCCGCCAGTTCAATTTTGGTGAAAAACACTGCGTTCTTGGCTTTTAAGGCATTGTAAGCACTGGTCGCCATATCATCGCCGATGACTCCTGGTAACACCTGATACTCGCCAGTAATAGCAGTGTTTAGTCCTGTTGGTCTGAATTTATGGAACGCCGCCGCCAATTGCACCATTGAATAGGCTTGTGTCGGATCGGTAGTGACGGACTCAGCGGTTTTATAACCCGCAAACACATGACGGTTGCCTTTGCTTTTGAGCAGTGACACCACATCATCTACCTTGTTCTGGTCAGCAATGTCGTCATCACTAAATGTCCACCAGACCGGATGACCATTCGCATCAGACCAGTCGGCCAACTGGAGAATAATGTCATTGCTGGTTAAGTCGCTTGTTTTAAAGAAGTAGTGATAACGCCAAATGCGGTCAGTGGCGCTATTGACAGTTTCCAACAGCGAATTTTCTTCGTTTTTCATCCAGACGGTAATTTGTGGCGGCTTGGGAATTTGCGCAAAGTAGCGAGTCGCAATGTGATAAATCGGGCTGTCCGTTTGGAAATCAGCACCAAGTTCTGGCAGTGATGCATAGTCGCGGAATGAGTCTGCATCAAACTTTGCCGCTTCTGCTAAGTCTGACGGATCAGCAAAGGTCAGCGCACTGGAAAAATCACCGTAGCCCAACCCTGCCGCCGTCAGAATAAGATTGACGGGGATAATATTATCAACCGGATAAGCCATAAGAGCTGTCTCTTTCTCTAATTTGAATGTCAAACCCTGCGGCGCGTAACAGCGCGTAGGATGCGGTTTTTTCGATGAATAGATGGATGTCAGTCTGATAGCGCGGCTGTAGTCCGGCTTGTAACAGTCCGGTAAGATTTCGGAAATTGCTGGAGAAACGCCAGGCGATTTTGTGACGGAACAGATAATCACTGACGGGCATCAGAAAATTGGCATTGGCTAAATGCATAGCGGCAGTTGCTGCGCCCGTATTGAGCAAATTGACCGACAGCAAAAATTCCATTGAGGTACAGGACGTTTCTTGTAGATCTTGCCACTCTTCCCCTAATGCCGGATCAGTTTCAGCAATGGCCGGGATAAATTCGCGCTTGCGCCGCGTTTGCCCATAGGCCCGAACCGGCACCGGGTTATAAGTGGCATATAAGCTATTACCGATTGGTGGGTTACGACCTTGGTCGGCTAATACAACTCGATCAAGGGGAACTGCAGCGGCGAGTGAAATGAGTTGCTGAAATACCGGATACATCTCTTCAATGGTTTCCATCAGCCCGCACCTCGATAGCGTTCAACCAAGGCGCGACAAAAGCTACGCCAAGGCCGGTTATCGCAAGCCACCACCCGCCATTGCCGCATTACCAGCCCGTCACTGAATTCCAGTAAGTCGCTAAATTTCCCCTCGTCATCAGGCCAGAGATAATGCACACCATCGTTGATGTGCACCACTCGCAGATCCTGCGGGTTAGCCGTGCCGCCCATGCCGATCAGCATTTGAATATCTTTCCATTTTGCTGATTGGACATTCACCTTCTGCAATTCGGTGACCTGCGGTTCTCCCTGCTGCCAAATACCGCCGGGGCCGCTATAGTCACCGGCAGTCGGTCGAATCAACCGAATACCGCCCTCAATAGGCGAATTAAAGGTGGCATCAATATGCCCATGCATATCCAGACCATTACCGAACATGATTAATCCTCCACGATATGAGTAAGTGCGCCTTTTAAATCGCCATGCCTGATAAGCGGTGTTGCCGAGCCTTTAGCTGCTACGGTGGCGTCAGCATTTTTGGGCTGAATACCGGCTTCTATCGCCTCTTGGCAATAACCCACCGCACGCAGACCAATCTGATCCAGCATTTGGAATGCCGTGATTTCGCCGCGAGTGACCTGCGCCGTCAGCACACGAAAGGCTTTTTTGATGTTGTCCTGATTTTGTCGCAGTGGAACGCGCAGAAATGAGCGCTCAGGGATACGCCCGTCAGCTGAGCCAAATTCCTGTACCGCACCAATCACCACAATGGGAGCACCATCTTCATACACCCCTGTCCCCTCCGGCAGCCCCACCAGCACTCGACGTTTTGCCGTTGCCCGCTGATGGATCTGGCGCAATTTCTGCGCCAGTTTTGTCCCGCCCCGTACTTCGGCCCGAAGTTTCATACCATCATGGCCCCGGTACCGGCTCGGCGGCGCAAGCGCAGGAACTCCACCCCGTAGGTGGTCAGTGGTAAATCACCATTGATATTGAGATCGTCAGCAGTCACCGCCGGAACCGCAAAAGAGGTGGATTCATCACCGACCGATTTTGATGAGATGGCATAAGCCGCCCCAACATCACCACTGATAGCCCTTTTACGCATCACCAACCGGTGGGCAGCAAAGGCAAACAGGCCACGTTTTTTGATTGATGCCGGGCGGGCATGATATTTCAGCCAACGTTGGCCGGTTTCCGAATCGCCCTCCTCCAATGCCTGTATCACTTCGCGCTCAGCCCATAAGGTGGTATCGCTGAACTCCGGGTAATACTCGCGAAAGTCAGCCACAATTTGTGCAGTAATATCCACATCTCCCCCTAAAGTAAAAACCCGTCACGTGGACGGGTTATCAATGTTATCGGTTTCATCCGCTGGGGTTTCTGGCTCCGTGACATCATTCTGCGCCAGCTCGGCTTTTTTGCTATCAATCGCCTTTTGCAAGGTTAACGCTTTAGCCGCCGAGGGTGCTTTTTTACCAAATAAGGCTTCATATTCATCACGTACCGCAGTGATATCCAGCCCACTATCATCTGCATGCTCATTAAGTGGAGCATCGAATTGTTCGGCGCGCATCATGCCTGCCTGAGTAAATAAGTGGCGAGTAAAGTTGCCATTCACCGCCGCTGAATGTCCAACAGCAATAGTGATGCGCTGGCCGTTTTCCTCATCGGTCACCGTCAGCGGTGATGTGTGCAAGTTAGTGAGTTCAAACATGATTAAACCCCATCGACATAGTGAGCGGCTTTAGGAATACGCCATTCCGTGCCACCGGTACGTAAAACGGCTGGCACTTTGAAATTAACGTTGTCTGGTGTAGCTGGTGCGAGGAAGCGCAGCGGCATCACATCGTGGCCTTTCACTACTCGCATATCTTTTTTGTACACCACTAGACGATCTTTCTTCGCTGCCCCGGCTCCGGCCAGCAAGACATCATCATCAAAATCCATATCTTTGAAGTTGGTGCGCAGGAATTCCAGCAAGGTGACATTTGAAGCGTTATGGGTTGATAACAGGGTGCGCATCAATAATTGATGTTGTTCCGAGGGCAGAACGAAACCATTAGGGCGGTGAACCGTGACGGTATTCTTCAGGTACACCTGGTTATAAGCGGCACCAAAGAAATCAATGATCGGTTGGGTGCCCTTGGTAGGGATAGCAGCCACCAAATCGGCCAAGGTCGCCGGAGCCGCCTCAACACCCACATTGGAACTGGTATATAGCCCCTCACCAATATCACTGTGACCGAGCAAGTAAATCTTATTCAGACCTTGTTCAACCACATCTCGTACCGCCTGACCGCGCTCCGCATCCAAATTGACGTTATTGAGCATGGCAAAACCGATTTCCTCAATGGAATAGGTGTAACCCAGTGCGGCGGTTTTGATCTCATGGAAGCCCTGATTCATGGCGATATCCACCGTCGGCACGTCAGTCGAGTTCGGGCCAAATATCTGTAACTCACCACGGGCATCAATCGAGCGGAACGCCACCACTTTTACCCAGTCTGGCGCACTGTTATCCAGTGGTAGCAATGTGCTGTACTTAAACTGCGGATATTCCAGTCGGTAAATTTCCGATTCAATATGCGCAGCTTGTTGCACCAGAAAAGAGAGCGCCGATACTGGGCTGACGTCAAATACACTTCGTTTCATGAATATGTTCCTTTAATTTTACTCGCCGCCAGCAGCTGCAGGTGTAGATGCCAGAATGCCATCAACGCGAATTTCACCCACTTCACCGGCCACTACATCATCAACCCAGCGGACAAAATCTAATTCAACTCCGGTACCGCCTGCGGTTAACCGGCCCTGATTCACCCCTACGGCTGTAATGACTGTTACGGTTTCGCCTGCGCTGGCACCATCGACACACAAGGCAAACATCGGCCCACGACGCAGTAACGACGCCACATGATCGACCTCATAACCCACTTCATAATCTGGGGGATTAGTGGGCACGCTGTTGCTGAATACCGCCATCGAACGCACGGTAAAACCGATAATCTGTGCGGCGGTAGTGGTCTGCGTGACAGGTGCACAAGAACGCGCGCCCACCCCACGGATCACTGCCCGACCAAAGGACACCATTTTGGTTTCCACTCGACGTGAGACCACTTCACAGACATCCGTGGTTGAAATTTGGCCCTCGTAGGCTTTACCGCGCCATTTGGTGAATTCACTCTGAGCAATCGCCATTATTTATTCTCCGTTTGTTTGCCATAACGTTTGTCCAGCCAGCTTTGGCGCACGCTATCACGGGTAGTCTGTGCATCGCCGGTTTTGACTTTCTTCATATCGCGGCCCAAATTGATGATGGAGTCATTAACCTCGTTTTTATCATCAGGGTCATCGTCATCCTCGTTTTCTCGGCGCTCTTCTTCTGCGTCGAAATAAGCGGATACATAAGCATCTGGCGCTTTATCCCATGAGGGGTATTTGCGGCATTTGATTCCGGCACTGTCCAGCGCAGCACGTTTGATTTTTAGCGGGTCTACCGCGTCACAGCTAAATTCTGCACCGGCAATTTTGATAGCAGAGTCACGCGCTGCCACCACATCAGCTAGCCGCTTCGAAATCGCATCCTCAGACGATTTTTCTTTTAATGCCTCGATTTCTTCATCTTTGGCATCGGCTTTGGCTTCGGCCTCCTCTTTTTTCTGTTCAGCTTCATCCTTAGCGGCTTCGGCTTTTTCCTGCCCTTCCTCTGCGTCGCTGACACGTTTTTTTAGCGCATCCATCGATGATTGGATCAGCTGCTGGGTCGCTTCGTCAGCCACCTCTACGCGCGCGCCGGAATCCAGCACAACTTTATACATGGGGGTTACTCCCTTGGGTTTACGGTCAAATAACCGCGCCAGGTGTCCGGCTCTGGCCTGATCACACAGTGCGATATGGTTGATGGTGATGGTGCATTGAATAAATTCGTAGGCAGTACCACAGGGCGCGATACCGGGGGCATAACGGTATTCAGAGGTGTAACCAGCTGACAATTCCTCTTTATTTTGGTTGATGGCATCAATGGCGTACTGATCTTTAATCAGCAGATCGACCACCACATAATCAGGGTCATCGCTATCCTGTCGCCCTGGCGAAATAGCATGGCCTGCGGTGACTTGCTTAAAGGTTTGGGCATTCACCAAATCATCAGGGTGATCAATGGTGACGTCTTTATTGTCATAACTGGCCAGACTAACCGGATCAAATACCTCCGCCGGTGGCCGGTACACATTGACGATTTGACCGGGTGGCCTGTCTTTTAATCCCAATTCAGAGGCGAGATATTGCTGCACACCGACGCGCGCAACCCGCCCGGGGACTTTTAAATAGCCCTCAGGAGTCATTTCTCGTTGGGAATTAATCGGAAAGGACACGCGGTCACGAACGGTGATCCGCATAATATATCCTGTTAGTAATCAAGCCCCTTGATTTGGGGAATAGCATGGCAGCGGCAGCCAATATGGGCTCTGCCGGGGAATAATCCGCTTTCGCCGTGATAAGCCGCACCCCGCGACCAAAGATAAATACCCGCGCCATAACCCACATTGCTGCGAGAAATTTCAAAGCATTTGATTTTAGCTCGTGGGTATTTACCGGCGGGATTACCGGACACTCTTACATCTTGCGAGGTAGACCAGCGAAAACGGTTAATTCCCGCGCCGACCTGCCGAGTGTGAGTAATATCACTGCGGATTTTGGCGGTTTGGTCGCGGGAAATAAGATGCGCACGCTGATAGCTGGCACCGGTCACTTGCTGGATATTTCTGACCATCGTCGTGAGTGAGTCACCTCGCATGATGCTGTCCATCACTTCCCGCTGAATATCATCGAAATAATCTGAGGACAGTGATTTTATCAATGCGACATTACTTTCGACCGAGGCATCGAAATAATCCACTAATGACTCATTGACCATAAGTGAGGTCATATCGATACCGATAGCGCGATTAATTTGTTCAACGAATGCCGCAGAGCTTTCAGACTCTGCGCGACTCACCACTTGCCGGGCTAATCGGTCAGCCTGACGGCCCATCACTGAACTATTAAATTTGTCGGCGGCCTGCCTGATTGACTGTTTGATGATATCGACCAGATAACTATCAGCGGTGTAATTACGGTGCAGAACCGGTGTTAATACTTCATCTAAAGACAGAGCCATCAACCGTACAATTTCACGTAACTGAGCACGATAATAACGTTCGGTTTCATCTGTCGGTTTAACTGGCCTGAGTTGTGCCCTCCGGCGCAGCGGCTGGGTTTTTATCATCGCCTGCAGTGTTGCCAAGCCGGAATTGATAATCACCTTGCCGTTCGGCTGACTCGTCATCTTCAAGTCGGGTGATGTCATTTTCTTGAATGCCATAAACTCCTTGCTCCATCAGCTTACGGGCGACCTGCGACGGCAACACCACTTTTTGCTGGAGGCGAATATCATCAGCCTGTGCATCAGCCAGTCGCTGGGCCGATATCTCGGTATCAGTTGGTTGTGACAGTGGCGCAAAAGTAAAATCCAGACCATTTGGCATGGTGCCAAGGGTCGAACGTACCAGCACCTCATCCAGCTTTTTTAGGAACGGGCGGTATTTCGCCTCCTGATCCCCTTTGATGGTGCTGAAATAATTGTTCTGATCGCCTTGCCCGGAATCCCCCATACCTTTGGCCTGTACGCCGAAGATACGAGTCATCGGAATACCTGATGCGCCTGCCGTCCACTCCATCAGCACCGCCAACACCTCCCCCAAGCCACCGAAAGAGATTTGTTTGCGATCAAGGGTTTCTTTGGAATCCAGTAACGCCAGCCGAAATAGCGATTTCATCATGCCGAAAGTGTTATAGCGTTTGGCTATCGCCTCATCCATATCGCCAGAAGCTAAATCAGTGGCCAGATTTTCTTTACTGATGGTGTCGATATTGGCTTCGAGAATTAGTGAAGAAATCCCCCCTTTGGCGGCAACGGCATCTTTCACATCCTCAAGGCAGCGCCTCAAGCGGCTATCATCCCAGCCGCCGTTAATCATGCGTAAGCGCATCGGCAAGGCCGCACCCGGTGCGCGCACAAAATGGCTGAAATGGATTTTCTGCTGACCGCCGTTCACCAGGTAATATTCCGGCTGCATAAAGTTCTCAGCCAGCGGGTTAGAAACGTTGTATTGCTGCCCATTGATCAACATGCGATCCAACACCAACAAACGCTTAAGTGAGCCTTTCTTGATATTCTTTAATTCCATCTCATGAGACAGGTCTTGGTCGGTCAGCATCAATACCCCCGCCCCGCCATACAATCCGGCCCATTTAAAGGACTCTTGGGTGACCCCCTGAATATTGAACTGGTTTTCAGCATTGCGAAGTGCGGTAGCATCATCTGACGGAAATGAGCGCCATTCGCGAGTGGCATCATCAACCGGAATATCAATAATCGAACGGGCGATCCAGTTTTCGGTATAAGCTGCCTCCAACTCAGCAAAATCTTGCATCGCGCCATACATAAAGCGGCTATACATGCGCCGGTCACGGTCGGTACCCATCCCCGTCATCACATTCGACAAACCATCAGCAGTCAGGCGAATGCGGGGTTTACCGCCAAAATCCAGTTTTTCACTCATCGTTAAACCCACTTGTCATAACTGATGCTGCCACCAGCAATTAATTCGATCTCTATCGAATCCATAATTGTATCGAGGATGTCGTCGTTTTTATGGCTGTCATCCGCTGAGAAATCAGCGCATTCCGTCAGTGCAGGCAGCACCCAATCCGTCGAGGCAGCCACCGCGCCATCCCAGTAATAAACCTGCGGAATTTTTTGGCCGTCGTCAGTCATCAGTGCAGGAAGATAGACACAACCGGTTTTCATCTGCGGAATGGTATTCAGGCAGCGGATCAGCTTGTTTTGGCCTGAGCCGCGCGGGATGGTCAGAATGGGAATGCTTTTACGTTTTACCAGCGTGGTAATCAGACCTTGCCCGGCCTGTTTATCCTCAATCCCCATATGGCGTAATGGCGCGGGGCGCTTCGGATTATACGGCCGCCATTTCTCCCATAAGTCTTGCGCGGTGATCAGTAAGTCCTCTGGGTCCCAGCGGCCACGCACACTGTCAATAATGTAGAGATTGCCATCAACGCCCATCCCCACCAGGGTAAAGACGGTGTAATCGTTGTAATCTTCAATTTTGCCAGAGTTGGTATCAACATAAACGGCGCGGTGAGTCAGCGGGGGTAAATGGGTGTAACGTTTAAACCAGTCGGTATCAATTAACCCGCCAGTCAATGCGCGTGGGCGCTGCATATATTGCGACATGAAAGTGTATTCGTCGCTTTCCCACAACCGCAGCAAATCACCGACATATTCGTTTACCGGCCAATAAGACCAATACCGCACCCCGCCAACCACCACACTTTCACTATTTTTAACCGAGAACCAGCATTGCGAACGCCACGGCTCCGGCAACGCATCAATGTATTCTTCACTGACCAGCGCCGGAATGGTGATGTGGTGAAAATCCACCCCCATCTTGCCGGACAGCATAAATCCGGTAGCGTCGTCGGTATGAAGCCGTTGCTGAATAGAAACGAACGGTGTCGGGTGCTCTTTGCTCTTATCACCGCGTCGTGAGCGGATGGTGTTCACCAAAATACGGTTAGCGCTGGCCCGTTTGGTGGCCGAAAACATATCTTCGGGTTTGTTGTAGTCATCCAGCCCGACAAAGCCGGAAAAATCAGGGCCGGGGAAGCCCGCACGACCGCCGGTTAATTGCCCACCGCTGGAGCGTGAAACCGTCTGCCCCACCATCCTGCCCCGACTATTAACGATTTCCCACTCTTCCGCCTGATTAATACCAAAGCGGCAAGGCCACAGTGATTGATACTCAGGGCTGGCGATAATATCGCGGGTGCGGCGGCTATTGCGCTTTACCAGTGTGTCAGCAAACGACACATTGAGGTTACGAAAGCGCCGTAACTGGCCAGTCTGCACCAACATATTGATATAGGCTGGCAAATGAACCGAAATAAACTCAGTTTTAGTCCCGCCTGGCGGCACGTTCACAATCAGGTTGCGCGGTTGCAGCCGGTTATTGACCAAATCATCCAGCTTGGAAGCCATCATTTTATGATGCCAGTTCACCAGTAGGCGGTCACTCTGCAACAGCTCAAACCAAATGCGGGTGAAATTAAGAAAAGACTTTTCCGATCGGGATTTCAGGGCGACACGCGACGGGAAATCCAGATTTTCCCATTCGAGAATATCGCTCATGTGGTGATCCTGCTATCGCGCCATGTTTGGGTAATTTATCGCCATTATCCCCTTGCACTTTTTTCCCGATAGGGACAAAATGACATTTGTAATTACAGATGTCATTACATAAGTGAGGTTCAAAGATGGGTAACATTAATATTCGCATTGATGATGACTTAAAAGATCGTTCTTATGCGGTACTGGAAAAACTGGGGGTCACTCCCTCTGATTTGCTGCGCCAGACACTGGAATATGTGGCACAAAGTGGCAAACTGCCCTTTAAATCCGTGTTGCTGACCGATGAAGATCAAGCACTGGTCGCCGTAGTCAGAGAACGTTTAGCCAATCCACAACCGGTCAGGGTGTCACTGGATGACTTATAATCTTGATTTTGATCGCCGGGCGCTGAAGGAATGGCATAAGCTCGGCGATACCGTACGTCAGCAATTTAAGAAAAAGCTGCTCGAAGTGATTAAAAATCCACGCGTTGAAGCCAATAAACTGCGCGACTTACCTGATTGTTACAAAATAAAACTACGCAGCGCCGGATACCGCCTGATTTATCAGGTGCAAGACGAAAAAATCACGGTTTTTGTGGTTGCCGTGGGTAAACGGGATCGTGAAGAAACCTACAGTGAAGCTGGCAAGCGCGTCTGATTGTCAGTATTCAATCCAACCCCGGCAATTTACCCTCTAGCATCTGCTGTGCTTTCGCATAATCTTCTGGCGTGTAACTCACCTGGCTAATGGCACGACCATCAGGGCCGCTGATTTCGGTCTTATTTTTCAGCATACCCAAATGCTGCCCGACCATTTTTAGCGCGTCGTCCTGATTACGAGTAATGACTTCTAAACCAAACTTGCCTTGTTTAACACCGGCATAAAGGCGGCGTGCCGAAATCGATAAATCTCGCGAATCATGAAAATGCGCCCTACCTTGCCCCTCACCATTGCAACGTGGGCAATCTGGATTAGGATCGAGCGTACTGTCAAAACCGTAACCGCCATCATCCAGTGGCGCAGGTTTACCGTTATTGGTTCTTTTCTCTGACTCTTCCTGATATTCCTGCTCGTTAATCCACTGGTATTTATTATCAATCCCCCAGCAGTGACGACAACATAAACGACGAAACTCTGAAATTTCGTTGGCATTGGCCGTGGCAATATCCCACCACCAATTTAAAACGGCATCCTGCGTGATATGCGTCCGTTTTTCTCTGGCTTCCAAAGCATCGCGGATGGCCTTGTTTACCGATACATGGCGATACAACCGACGGGCAGCGGCAGCACCGGTTAATCCCTCACATTTATATCCGGCCCGTTTATATGCCGCCGTCTTGTCCAAATCAATTAAATACTCACTGACGAATTTTGCCTGCATATCGTTAAGCCCGTATCTACTGGCGATAGAGCGACTTTCTTCAATTTGATTTTCAATTTCAGGCAATTCGATATTTTCAATTTTCGAAATTGATTTTTTATCTTTGGTTCGCAGGTTCGCACCGGAATTATGCGAACCTGTTTTGCGAACCTTTTCGGGCTTAGGCCATTCACCAGCTTTAGCCCTCTTCCGTATTGCAGTATCACTGACACCGTACTTTTCAGCTAATGCGCGAATTGAAAGTTGTCCGGCACAGTATTCGCGCTTTATCGCCTCCCAATCCGGCTTTTTCATTTTTTACTCACACAATTGGTGTTGAACCATTCCCAGTATATTGTGTTAACTCTCACATCAAAGAACTGGGAGGTTCAACATGTCAGGTTATTCAAACTTATGGTACAGCATAAAAAATCATATCAACGAAGTTCGTGGTATCAAAAACGTTGGCTACGCAGATGCAAATGACAGCCTAAAAGTCGATAACAGAACAATGCAGATATTTATATTGGATGTTTTCTTACATGAGCACCGTAAAAAATACGGTTCGGGTGTATTCCCTTTACAAGGTAAGAATGCCCTGCACCACAAAATCCTGATGAAATACAAATGGCCACTGTCCGTTATACGGGAAATGAGCCTAAATGATTCCCTTTTTGTTCTTCAGGACGAGCTGATTCTTGCGAACCTACCTGAAGATGCTCAGAGATATTTGTCACATCAGGAAGGGACAGTTCAGATTGCTTTTGATGACCTACAGGAACATGAGTGGAAGCCGACGATTGCCGAAATATTCCTGCAAGTGCAAGAACGCTAACCTCGGGATGCTTATCACTCAATTCGGCAAGCCTTTCGTTCAGAGATGCTTGCTGATTCTCATTTGAAATAAGGTACCCGAGTTCCAATAGTTTCTGAGCTAACCAATTGCTCAACTCTCGATTATTCAGACTTCCGGCATAAATATAAGGCTTATCGTTCATATCATTTTCCTTATGGATGAAATGACAGTAGGTAAATGTTATTGAGGTTTTAAATGCTCCAGCAAGAAAATCATGGCTCGCGTGTCGCCTTTCTTGGCTTTGATAAACAGAGAATTGGATATATCCGCTATCCCTTTAGCTTTTCCCCGGCGCACTGCCAGCCGATAAAGCGAGATTGCTGATTTATCTCTTCTTAAATTATCAATGTCGATTTCCAGTGTGTCGGCTATCTGCTGTTCCGTTAATCCACGCCCTGCCAATGCCTCCACCTTATCGAGCGTCGGCTTATCCATCGTCAGGCCCTCTTGGGATAGGGTTTATGACGTGAAATCAGGATTTTTTTCATTTTCTTGTCGAGGGGCATCAGGTATTTATGCTTTCCTGATGTTTTAAACTCTTGGGCGTTGGGATCTAAATGCTGGCGAATTGATTCAAGATTTTGCTTTACCCCTTTGGCTGAAACACTACGCGGGTGGGTTTTCTTACCTTTGATGATGAATGCACCCACCGTTCCGACACCAAATAACCCCTCATATATCCAATTGGTGGCCTGATAAATTCCGCCATGATGATTTTGGTCTTTATCTGCATAGGAGACGATTAGCCGCAGACCAGGGCAAACATCAGCGAGAAATTTAATCGCCTTTGCCAATATCTGACTAACTGGCGATATGTGTTGGCGTAATGCTACACGGGTCAGTTCGCACACTTGATCCTGCTGCAAACTGTAAGGTTGCCCGATATGGTTATTGGCACCACGGCTAAAAATAACGACACCAATAAATTTCCCATCTTCCCATGCACCCACTTTTACCAATTTTCCAACCGGTACCGCTTTGGCATAATGCCAATTAAGGCACGCAAAACTGGCAGCCTGATGAGTGGCCCAATCAACAGTGAGTTCCGTCATAGGACACCCACACAGTGTGGGCAAAGCTTGGCGTCAAGATGATCGAGCTTTCCCTGATCATCTTCGCTACCTGGTAAAAAATCGACATTCAACATTTTGTCTATCTCTTCTGATGAAAATCCAGTAAGAGATAAATCAAAATTTTCTGCCAATAAATCACCCAGCTCTAAGGTTAATAGTTCCTGATCCCATCCGGCATTAAGCGGCAATTTATTGTCTGCAATGCGGTAGGCTTTTTTCTGTGACTCCGATAAACCACATAAAGTGATTGTTGGGACCTGTTCAATACCAGACTGTTCCGCCGCCAATATTCGACCATGGCCAGCGATAATTTCCCCTCTTTCATCAATAAGTACCGGATTCGTCCAACCGTACTCGCCGATACTGGCAATAATCTGTTTTACCTGCTCATCCGAATGTATTCGGGTGTTTTTGGCATAAGAGATTAATGAATTGAGTGATTTATAAACAATCACAAGTGAAGATTGATTTTTTACTATGGTCATTTCTGAGGATCCAATACTATGGCCCTGCTTGTACAAGCAAGTGGGCCTTGGTTTGTACTCATCATGACAGCATGTGTGGGTATGAATGACTGCCGGTAGCTCCAACTACCGGTGGTCGCCCACCTTCCTATATATAAAGCCACCAGCAAATAACGGTTAAGGTAACCAGGCAGGATGTGCAGGTAGCTTTGCTTGCGCATTATCGATGACACTCAATGAATATCATCTGTAATGACTAGCTGTTTGCATCAGGACGAGCTACTGCACGACATGCCGCCATACATGCGGTTTGCATGTCAGTTTTAGCAATCGCTAACCAACGCCCATCGCTCTCACCGTTATTAAGAAAATCAAGCTGAGCGATGAATTGGCAGCTGATTTCTTTCAGTCGGTTCATGTTGGCAATATCTTTTTCAGTTAGCGTTCGATAACCTTTTACAGTGCTACCATCCTGCGGTTTTGCTTCGCTCATAATTTCCTCTGTTATTTCATGTGTACATTATTGATGTGGGGTGCTGTTGATGATTAACCGGTCGTCAGTGACAACCTTTTGTAGCGCGGTGACCTTCGCGACTAACTTGTCGGCTCGTTCAGCGATTGAAATAAGAAACCCGACATCTGCGTCTGAAAATCCGCAGTCTCTGGCTGCATCAGTGAGCTGTCCACTGGCGGGAGTAACGGACATATCCCCAACTGAAGCGGAGAGACACTCGAAGCGCTTTTGCAGCCTGATATTGCCAGCGCGATAAGCAGCAATAGTGCCTTTTGCTTTGTTCTCAGCATCTGCTACCCCTTGTTGATATGCTTTTAATCCGGCTGATTGCGCGGCTTGAAGTTGAGCCTCTTTCTCGTTAGCACTCTTTTTAGCGGCTTTTTCTGCTTCTAGGTCTGACTTATCACGCCTAGCCCATTCAAGTGACCATTCCGAATCTTTACTATCGCTGCCCCACTTATGGCCCCCAGCGATGCTAATAGCAGCGATTAGCAGCACTGCGATCAGTATTGCCGCTACCTTATTCATGATGTGAGTATCCCGACAACAAAAAACCACCACCATTGCGGAATGCCATAAAATACCAACACAGCAGCGGCGATAAAGCAGATAGCACTCATTTGAAATCACCTGTCAGGCAGAGAGACTTTTCTTTTTCACGACGAGTAACCAGTCCGGGGAGTTGTTTTCCACCACCGTAAGTCCATCGGGGGAATTGATAGCATGCTTCGGTGAATTTGCTATCGCGCAACATTCGATACATCGTAGATTTCTGCATCTGCGCACAACCAGCGTTAAATGTGATCGACGTAACAGCATCAAACTGGCCTTGATTCAGTTCCTTGCCATTGCCAAATTTGTTTACGCAACGTTCAGCATCAAGAATATTCTTTTCCCAATCAGCGGCTATTTGAGCTTCAGTCTTAATCACCCCAGCCTTAACGCCGTGCGTGTTGCCAATCCCATCAGTAAGAACGCCAGCCGGACAAACATACGGGTCACGACGACAAGCCTCGGCATTTCCAATAAGCTCTAAGCCTTTCTCGCTGGTTCGCACATTTCCGGAAGATAGAACAATAGAAATAATTGCGGCCACGGAACAAATACCACCAGCCATGCTGGCCTTAACTTTTGTGGTCATTTATCCCTCGGCCTCGACTTTTTTTAATGCTTCACCAATGACCTCTACAGCGGTTGGGCGTTTATCAGCCGGCTTATTCTTTGTATCAACTAAATAACGCTCTATAAGTAGAGTCCGCCTTTCTTCTTCTTTTTGCTTTCTGTTCGCATCAAATCGGCTGTATATAAATGAAGCAATGGAAAGCACAAGGCCGATAAGTCCAAACAGGAAATAAATAAAATCTTGGGTGGTCACTCCCAACGTCGCTGAAATAGCCGTTATCCACGCGAATACCTGAGTGAGAATGTTGCCGGATTGCTGTTCCATTTTCATATATCTCCCCCTCCCGTATGGGCTGGGTGTGTGGTGGAAATAAAAAAGCCACGCAAAAGCGCAGCTTAATACGTGTGTATTATGTGTATTAAAAGCATTGCAATAAGTGTGTATCGTGTGTACCATGGCCCCATCAGTTAACGAGACGGAGGAAACTTGAAGAGTTCGGAACTGATGAGGCTGTTAGAAGAATATGGTTGGGAAATGGTAAGAATTAAAGGCAGTCACCATACGTTTAAACATCCAGATTCAGCTAACTTAGTAACAGTACCCCATCCCACTAAAGAGATTAAAGCCGGAACACTGAGGCAAATCTTGAGAAAGGCAGGGATCAAGTAATCAGGTATGCGTCTTTCGGGGCGCACCTTTACGATGAATATCACGGGGATATATCTATGCATTACCCAGCATTTATTGAGATAGACAAAGACGGCACAGCCAGCGGATGGTTTCCCGATGTAGATGGTTGCATTTTTGCCGGTGATACGGTTGATGATGCTTTCATCGACGCACAAAGCGCAATTGATGCTCACTTTGAAGCATTAGTTGAGCACGGCATGGAAATACCTGCCCCAAAAACAATGCAGGAACACATTGTCAATGATGCCACCGAGTACGTTAATGGGCAGTGGGCGTTGATCAATGTGAACATGGATAAATTTGACGGTCGCGCAGAGCGGATAAATATCACGTTGCCACATCGTTTATTACATCAGATTGACAGTGTGGTAAGAAGCAAACCCGAGTACAGCAGCAGGAGCGGGTTTATCGCCGCTGCCACTCGTAACGAATTACACAGAGCAAGTTAACACTTTCCTCCGTCTTACCCTGTGTATAACCCTACCCCAGTATCTCTTGCTGGGGTTTTTTATTCCGAACCTCGTCACCCATCAAGTTTTGATAAACGTTTAAATAGAAAAACCCGCAAATAGCGGGTTATTTACAATTCTGGCAATATATCTAATTAACGTTAAATATGCGCCTTTTTGTTCGGTTTTGCAATATCTAGTCGTTAACTTCGTCAATAATGGGATCAGGACGACGATTTAAAACCAGCTCTAATGCTTCTTCATCCAGTTCCTCAAAAGCCTGTTTCAATCGTGCCCAATGTGGCGCATAGATTTCGCACCATGTTGAACGAGAAATACTCATAAGATTAGCCAACGCACTGCCTGCATATTCTTTGTAAGTCTCATTATTATTCTTTGCAGCTACGTCCTGTGCGGCAAGCCAGACAAGAGAAATCAGTCGTTTCTTTACCTTGGTTTGTATCGGGCTATCAGATAAGTGCTTCTGGTATTTTTCCCATATGTGTTTGCAAAACAATACCTGATATTCGAATTTTAAATTAAACCCATAACAATAGTTCAACCACGCATTTTGAGACTCATTGAGAGTGTTTACCGCACGGCGCCATGAGCATAAAGAAAACTCGAATTCATTCATGGGTGGCATTGGACGTTTACGACTCCGAGTTTCAAGAGCATAAGTGGGTGTCGTTAACATGCAAGTCTCCCGCCCCCCTTCGAGCTGAATTTTATGGATTTTCAGGCGAGGATAATGATCCTTATCTGCTGGTGGATTTTCACTAAAAGCCTCAAGTTGGCCTTTGGTTCCACCGGACATATCCACTAGCGCCTTGGTTAACTCAGTGCGCGCATATTCTAGTTGCTGTGCGTTCATCAAATGAACCCCTCTTTCTTCCAAATAGCTTGTGTCCGAAAAACACCCTCAGCATGCAAAAGCCGCAACTCGTCGCGGGTATAATCTGATTTTTTCCTTCCGTCGATCGCGTCGTGACAGTCGCTACACCCAATTGCAGCCTGTAGATCATCCGGTTTAATCCCTGTGCCACAGGTGCCAGCCATGCGGTAATGTGCCAATACGCTGGTTTCAGCGTTGCCATTGCATACGCCAACGATACGAATCTGGCACTCACGGCCCCTTGCCTCTTTGCGTAAATTAGCCATGAATCCCCCTACGCATAACTTAATAGCTGGCTGGCGGCGTTTTCTGCGGCGGCTGGCGTACTAAAGGTTTTGTTCAGGATAAATTGCCAAAGCACATCGAGAGTGGCTTTGTAGAGTTCGGAGAATTCGGTGTCGTCCATCGAGGCAAAAGAGATCGATTTAGGCTCTTTAAATTGCGAGCCATCCGGCATTTGAATAATGGCGTAATAACCAGCTTGAATGGTTGTCCAGCGGCGGAAAGCATCAAAGGATTTAAGCAGGGTTACACGGTCGGCCCGCTGTTCTGCCAGGGTATTGAGGTACTGACGGGCTAATTCTTCCAGCGTATCGCTATGACCGGCATATTCTGCCAAATAGTTTACATAACCACGCACCAGTTTCTTTTCTTCAGGCGATATGGTGCCACCGGAGGGTGTCCAGTAATCAAAACCCAGATTCAATAAAGAGAAGTATTTACGGTGAAACTTTGGATTACGGACTTGCTTAAAATCAGCGGTGAGAATAGCCCCCAGCTTGACTTTATAATGCAGAAAATCCCTAACATCAGGCGTTGCCGGTGTCAGTGTGTCATTGCTAGATTTGATAAATGATAGTTGTGCCATCTTGCCCCCATGGGTGATGGCACAACAGCTATGGCTTAGGTTATCAGGTGTTCAAGCTGATATGCGTATTATACAGTTAAACATTAGGGATTGTAATAACATACCCCGCAATTTCGAGCGTTTCGATAACTGCAAGTATTGTTGTTACAAACTGATCCTTTCTCAATGGCTCTACACTCATTATCTCACCATCTTTACAATATAAAACGACCGTGCCATCCGTTGGTAAATGTTGAATCAAGTTTTCTATATTAATCATTAAGCTATTACCTTTATGACATACAAACCCCATACAGGGGACCTGATTCAACCGATTTCACATCATGCTAACTTAAGTAAAGCTTCACATTAGAAATAGCCAGATTAATCACATAAAGTGTGTGTTTATTAGCCCTTTCTGGCTGATTTCCCTTCCCATGACATTCGATGTGTCCTCATCAACCTATGCCATGCCTTACCACGCGGCATTTTCCCACCACTGACATAACGCCAAAATAAATCGCAAAATGTAGATGACTTAGCCATTCTTCCCCCTGATGATAATGTTAGGGTTAATCCCGATGTATTCTATTTGGATTGTCATGCCGCCATCCTCCAGATACACAGATCGGGCATATTCGCCCTTACCAACGCCTCGGCAAAGGGCGGCGGTACCGCATTACCACACCTTGCCACCTGCTCAGACTTAGGCCAGAGGGTGCCATCAATATCCCGATCAATAATGTAATCTGGCGGGAACCCGCTGGCGTTGTACAGCTCACGGGCAATCAACATGCGCATGCATATATCAACAATGATGTATTCACCTACCGATAGAAATTGCGACCGTGGTGCGGGGAATAAATGCCAGTCGTCCGGTAAATCGCTGAAATTATCCACAAGTCGTGCGCAGTTCCAGGCGTTATAGCGTTGTTCGTCGGTCAGTGGTTCGGCATCAAAATTGCTTTCCACCAGCCCGAACCGCTCTTTGGTCGTCACCGCGTGTATAGGTTCTGAGAGGTCAACCGCACCACCGGTACCGTAATACTTTGTTAGAAACGCGTTAACCAGCCCGATATGATTACCGCCGGCGGTTAAAGTCGGTACCGGTTCAGTGATAGGTTTACCATCGCGGCATGTTCCGCGCAGTTGTACTAGGTGAGATGTACAAAGCGCGTGATGATCGACCGTAGTGATAGTATGCAATGGCTCGTTAATATCGATGCCTGCGCCGGTATAATTGCCACCGTAATGCTTTACCAGATGGGCGGCGACCATACCCATTGCATGACCGTTACCACCGGGGCGAATCGATGTACCTGCAGTAATAGTCGATAATGGCTCATCACATTGTTGGCCTATAGCGCCGGTTCTAAATTTGGTTATATGCGGTGCCAGTATTGCACTGGCTAACTGGCTTTTACTGCTGTACCGTACATCCGCCTTGGCCGTACAGCAGCGCATATAACCAAATTTAGAACCGGCGCTATAGGCCACCAATGTGATGAGCTATTATCGACTATTACTGCAGGTACATCGAGTCGCCCCGGTGGTAACGGTCATGCAATGGGGATGGTCGCCGCCCATCTGGTAAAGCATTACGCTGCTGTACGGCCAAGGCGGATGTACGGTACAGCAGCACCACTGACATAACGCCAAAATAAATCGCAAAATGTAGATGACTTAGCCATTCTTCCCCCTGATGATCTGCTGTACGGCCAAGGCGGATGTACGGTACAGCAGCACCACTGACATAACGCCAAAATAAATCGCAAAATGTAGATGACTTAGCCATTCTTCCCCCTGATGATCTGCTGTACGGCCAAGGCGGATGTACGGTACAGCAGTATTTGGTTTTGGTGCTGGTGTGGTTGCACTTCACCGCATACGGCTCCAGCAATAAATGCTCGGCCTTGCTGGTGATGGTGGTTAGCGGTTGGTCTATTGGATACTGCAGACGATCGCCACCGAAACCGGTTTGGCCCAACCGCACAATAAACGGATCAGGGTTATCGATAACAAAGCGTTGCAGCCCTTTGACGATGCGCCGCAAGGTATTATCAGCCAAATCTTTCTTGCGACCGAAAATAGAGCGTGTTGGCTGGCTCCAATCGATACACTCCGCCGCCGTTCGCCAAGGTTGCAACATGCCAGAAAGCACATCTGCAGAGTTTGGCGCTCCGTGGCTTGGCTCTGGCCATACAACCGGCTCACCGTCACACCGCCCAACCACAAACAACCGCTTTCTGATGGTAGGTGTGCCGTAATCACAGGCTTTCAGTTCCCTGTGGTCAACGTTATAACCCAGCCCTGAAACCAACCTTGTCGCCTCAGGGCCATTGATATCTATCTTCAAAAACTCACACACTTCGGCCAGCGCGGGATGATTCGCATCAATACCGGTACCCAGCATGCCAATAAATGCCTTGAACGTTTCTCCCTTGCGGGCTGGATCAGGTCGGTGATTACCCTCGTTATCCGTCAATAATGGCCCCCAGCTGCGAAACTCTTCGACGTTCTCCAACATCAGAAAGTGTGGACGTACTGCCAGCGCCCAGCGCAACACCACCCAGGCTAAACCACGAATTTCTTTCTTAACTGGCGTGCCGCCCTTGGCTTTGGAGAAGTGGCGGCAATCAGGACTGAACCATCCCAGTAATACCGGCAAACCGCCCGTTGAGATAAGCGGGTCAACACTGAAAATATCCTCAGGATAATGCAGCGTACGCGGGTGATTAATGGCATGCATCGCCATGGCCACCGGATTATGGTTCATGGCGATGTGCGGTTCATATCCCAATGCTTGCTTGATGCCCTCACAACTCCCACCGCCACCAGCAAAACCCACCACAACCAAACCATCCTGCAAATCAGGCCGAGCAACGGTGATTTCTTTGCGCCGCGCCCATGCATGAGCCGCCTGTTGGATATGCTGCGGATTATCCCGATTTAAAAACATCTCATTCATTTGGCTTAAAAGTTGTTGTTGCTGGTCAGAACTCAACGCATGTGTTGGTATCACCGATGAAGCACATTGATTCACTTCGGTAGGCCAAATCATTGCTCAGTTCCTCGCGGGTAAATTTCCTTAATCGTATAGAGCTGCAATATCGCCCGGCCACCAAACCCGCCACCTCGCCTACCTGTATCACGATAGTAATATTCACGAGGCCCGACTACCCACGTAGTCGGATTCAAATGGAGTTTCACACGTTTTTCACCATCGGGATAAACAACAATCCCGGAATGAGTTTTGATCTTAGTCATTATCGCCGCCCTCATTGGCAGTCAGCCAATCTTCGACAATTATCAATCCCGCAGGCCAGAACAGCATTAAGATGATAAACGTAATACGGGGTGTGTCTTTTCTCATCAAATTCAACTGCCGCATAATGCTGGCAAAGCAATATCCAAGGTAGAGATAGCAAGCCAGGCCATAACAGATAAGAGTGATTTCTCTAATGATCATTATCACCACCAACGTTAACCGGCTCGGCTGATAACATAGCCTTATATATTCCCGTGACACATTCGGCACTTTCTCTGCAGCTATAAGGCCAACCTTTGCGCTTTAGCACTGCGGATATAAGTGCATCCCACGACTCAGATTCAAAGCCATCTATAACCATACCCTCTGTCGGCTCAATCGGAACAAGCTTTCGTCCGTCAGGCACAAGTAGCCGTGCCTCTGCGCGGTCTTTCAACTTAATGATGCCTTGTGCAAGCTGAACGATTACTTCGTTCTTTGAATCAACCAGTTTGTACCAGTCAGCATCATCTTGTGCGGCGGCTTCGGCAATAGAACGCCAGTCACTAATCTCTTTCTCTGCCGCTTCCAGCTTGGCTAGCAGTGAATCGACGTACTCTTGCGAGTAGATATTAATTTTACGTGTTTCGTCTGTGCCGGGTTGATGTTTGTCAACTGACCACATAGTGCAATAGCTGTACTGATTTAGGTCTGCCATCTCTTCGGCGTCAGTCCACGCAACTGGCTTGCCTAGCTCCTCTATATGCTTATCCATCAGTTATATTTCCTGTATTTTCTGCCGTAGTAATCGCCGGAATTCCAGAATAAAAACTTGGTACCCGCTGGCATGTTCGGAAATGTCCGATGCATATATTTCATTCCGATTTTTTTATACACAAACTCATTTCGGACTTTGTTAGTTCGCATCGGAAACCCCTTTCTTCCGTTTTTTTTGTCCGTAACACTGAATCGGCATAAAAACATTCGCTATCGTTGTACAAGGTAAATTCCGGTACCGGCTTTTCATGGCGAATTATTTTGACGTGAGGTGATTTCACAAAGCTGACCATTCGCATTTGCAGCATACGGAGTGTGATACCGTGGCCCGGATATGCTTTATCAAGTGCGGCAAGAATACCGGCGTAAGTTAACGTCTGCTGTACGGCCAAGGCGGATGTACGGTACAGCAGGCATATATTTCATTCCGATTTTTTTATACACAAACTCATTTCGGACTTTGTTAGTTCGCATCGGAAACCCCTTTCTTCCGTTTTTTTTGTCCGTAACACTGAATCGGCATAAAAACATTCGCTAACACTGTGCAAGGTAAATTCCGGTACCGGCTTTTCATGGCGAATTATTTTGACGTGAGGTGATTTCACAAAGCTGACCATTCGCATTTGCAGCATACGGAGTGTGATACCGTGGCCCGGATATGCTTTATCAAGTGCGGCAAGAATACCGGCGTAAGTTAACGTTTTACCCAGCATTACCCCCACCAGTTCGCTGGCTTTTAATCGCAGTGCTGATGATATGGAGCCATTAAATTTATTAGTCGATTCCGGCTCATTTGACTTTGTAGCCACCGTGACGGGAACGGCTACTTTTTGCGGTTTTAATGGTGGAGTATAAGGCGCTCGGCACCGTGCTCGGGCCGCAATTCCCCACGAATCTATAATCCTCGATGAGTGATCACATTTGTCGTCAATGACAGGACGACGCTCATTGATAAAACTATTGCAGTTGTTAATTTCCATTGGTCATTACCTCGCTTATTTTTTTCTGTTTTTCATCAAATCAATAACTTTGCGGCACATGGTCACATCAAACATGCCGATATGACATTTCGATTCAGGAATACTTAACTGTTCAGCAAGCCAACTGTAGGCATCACGACGGTGCATTTCCCCACCTTGCCACACGGGGTCAAATGCGGCATGTGCGAGGCGCTTAGCTGCTCTCAGTTCAGTGTTTGCCAACCTTCCCAGTGGTACCGCATCACTATTTTTGTGACAGCCGACAAATGCACCACACGGATCACACGCCCAAAAGAACAACCCAGAGAGATCTTTTCGGTGCGGGTACAGTTGCACACCAGTGGTCAATTTCGCGTATTCTCCGCAGTAATCGCAGATCACAACGCGATTGATGGAAACTTGCGTAACCTCTTGTTTATTTGACATATCTATTTCCCGCTGCAAGTTGCATTGCCGGCGTTAATCCGGATGGTCTTTCCGGTGCTTTAAGCTGGCGACGAATGGGTGGAACTGGTACGCCACTGGCGGCACGCTTTTCCCACTTGGCCAGTTCAATCGCCGCTTGGGCTTTCTCCCCAGAATCAGTAAGCCTTTTTTCAACTCCAAGGCGCTTTAGGTCTAAGCAAATTTGATATAAAACCGGATGGCGCCAGTCGAATTCCTCAGCACAACTGTATTTATAAAATTCATTCCGATAGCGCTTAAGCTCAGCGAGAACATCCACCACGGTTAAACCCAAATAACCACCGCCATGTTCCGCCACAAGGGAAACAAACTCGGCAAAGTCTGGGGGCCAATTGTTTCCCAACTCACAGCGCTTCATGCATGCTGTGCAAACCCGCTGGAGTTGATCACTCGTCATTGCCCCAATCTGACGCTCCCACAGCTCCGAGGGGCGAACTCCATTCTTCGCAATCCAGCGGTTCCCGTAGATTTTGATCATGAGATCCCATAGGTTCCATGCCTGTGCCCCCCTGTCGTTGCTCCCAACTGAGGTATTGCTCAGAGTACGGTCGTGGGTCACTCTGGTTGAATCTGAATTCAACATGATTTTCTCCTGTGCTCACTTGCCACTCATCGTCGAAATGCTTCGACGGCCCAAAAAAATGTTTTGGCCTGTTTGATAAATTCCGTGCCAGCCTTGCCCGTTGCTTTGACGAACACCGCATAGCGCCTCACCCCCTCCAGCATCGCATCAGTCGTTACTCCGTCTCGCAGTCTGGCATTCCAAGCTTTGAGAGCACCGTGTTTGTCAGGGCTTCCCGGTCGACGGGGATATACCAACCAAGCCGCCTCGAATTCTGGCGGATATTCATACCGCTTTATTTTTACCCCCGGCCTCTTGGGGTTCCGGTTCGGGGTTCGAGGGCAGATTATTTTCACTCGGTCCTGTGGCGTTTTTTTCGCCATGGGACAATAGGGTTTTATTATTTATATCTGTATCTGGATCTACCTCTGTATGCGTGACACTGTGTGACCCATCGTGACAACTGACGAAACCGCTATTATTTTGTAATACTCTTTTTCTTTGCCTTTCCTCTCTCTTCCGCTCTGCCGCTGACTTGGCCCCGGTTTTTTCATTTCCTTGATCTTCTCTTTTCGGTTGTCTTACCTCCCAACCAGAAATCAGATCACCCGTTAAAACTCGCCCTTGCATCGCATCTAAAACAGATGAAATTTCACTCTCTGTTACATCAAGTGCACTAGCCAAATCCTCATGTGTGACATCAATGTGACCCCTAGTGACATCATCGTGACCTTTCGTGACATTTTGTGACGCATTCACAAGTAGGTGTATGTATACGGATTGAACAAGCGCGATAGACTGGCCGGATAATCTGGATATTGTTCGCCACTTTGGATCATTGGGCATGTCGTGCCAGAGTCTTAGCCATGAAGCCATTTTCTATCCCATTAAAATCTGAAAAGCTCGTCGCTGTACCTGCATTGACTCGCGACTTATTTTTCGCAGTACCACCCGCGCCATATTTGAAGTGATTGGCATATTTCCGTAACGGTAACCATTGCGATAAGTCAGTTTTTTAGCCATGTGGAACCCTCCATGACTTCTTCGGCTTGGGTGTCTTACGTTCTGGCTTATCGCGCATCCGCTTATAAGGCTTGGCGTATGTCTTGGCCCAAGCCAACGCACTGGCGAATGTAGAATTCGGCGTATCGGTGTAATGCTTACCACCTTGAATAGCTGCTGATCTGGCGACTGTTTCGCTAAAACCTGCGCGTTGCAGTTCGTCACATAATTGCTGTTCAACTTGTTCTCTGGAAAATCTTGCCATTGGTCATTACCTCGCTATGCAATTAACTGCTGTGTCACTGGAATAAGTGCATGTATTGCCTCTGTTGCTTTAATCAATTTTTGTGACATATCAGAACAACCTAATAACACGGCACTCATTGCTAGCGAGAAATCTCGTAGCGCCTGAGCAGCCAGATAATTAACTGAGTTAGGGTTTTCTAATCTGGCTCGCCGTTCTGCCGGTAAAGCCCGCAAAATTGCCGGTACCAGTTCACTAACTTTTTCTCTGGCTTTTTCTGTATCACTGTCAATCCAACGAAATAAACGCTGTTTGTTGTTGTATGTCGCTTGTTCATTAACATTTGGCGTAAATGGGATATCACCTCCACCAAGATCGAAATAAGCCTGTGCAACTTCTGCCGCTACGATTTCTTGTTTGGTTTCTGCCGCCCAGCTCCGTAACTCTGCACATATGGCATCATGTTGTATTTTCACAGCCCTTCTCCTTTGAGCGATGATTTATAAAAATCAATTTTTATGCAGCAGGTGCGTTAGATTGAAGTTCTGGCGGTATACCATCAGTTGGATTTGGATAAATACGATGATCAATTTCGTGTGGTGTAATCTCCCAATTAAGCGCAGCACAAAGACCAATTATATTCTTAGGTGGAACAGCCCCGTTTCCGCTAAACCATAGGCTTACGCTTTGGGGGGATACCTCCATTCTTTTTGCAATTTCCGTCTGGCTCGCGATGCCAGCAATTTTTCTTTTGGTTTGTGTGTTCATGACAACTCCTGAGTTTGGACAAAACAGACAATACAAGAAACTAATGATTTAATCAAGAAACTCTTGACGTGATAAAATCAAGATATCCTTGTAAGATATGACTATGAAAGACGCGACAAAACAGACATCAGCATTCCGCATTAAACAGTTGCTATCTGAACGTAACTGGAAACAAACTGATCTCGCTAAACGCTTGGATGTGTCACCCCAAGCCGTTCAACAATGGGTGAAAGGAACAAGTTCCCCGCGAGGTAAGAGCTTATCTAAGTTATCTTCCGTCACTGGACTTCCCGAACACTGGTTCTTTATGGCTGAGGATGATCACACTGATACTCTTCAAGTTCAGCAGCCAACAAGGGTTTTAGATTCCCGGCAAGAAAAATTGTTATCTCTATTTGACCAGATGCCTGAATCTGAAAAAGACCATATGGTTGCTTTATTTGAATCAAAAGTTCAGGAATACGAGCGTCTTTTGAATGAACTTATTGCATTGAAAAATAAGAAAATATAATTTACTACAATAACGAAACCGGCTTAAAGGCCGGTTTTTTTATGCCTGCCACCTTTAAATCAAGTAAATATTTAAAAAATACTCTTGATAAAATCAATTAACACTTGTAAAGTTAAGCCATGGAAACAAAGAACAAAGCGAAGCAGGCAAGGAAAGCCCATGAACGTAGCCGCCGATGGCATAGAAGAATCGGATGATTCGCTAAATTTTTACGGCACAACAGCCGCTTAGGTAAGCAAGTTCTGACAATCCGGAAAGTACGGATAGATAAAAAGGGATAGACGATGAGCACAGCAACGATCTACACAGACCAACACAACGGCAAACAGTACCGTGTGATGAATGGCTACAGTGCAAGAGTTCAACAATACCCTGCGGGCGTAATGATCTACTTTGACGGTTCAAGCCACGCTAAACCGCAAGAGACAAACTTCAAGACCCGCGCAAATTTGAATAGCTGGTTACGGATGATGGGCTTTAAAAAGTAAAGAGTTAGTCACGCATAAGGGGAATATAGTGAATATAAAAGAACTGTTGGAAAACATACGTGAAATTAGTGAAAAAATTGATAAGGCTAAACGGCTGTTAGATAGACGTAGCCATGATAACTTTTATATTGGTTCAAAAAATGGCCCTAATTTTTATATTCATATAGACGAAATAGCACCCATTATTGAATTAAAAATTGAAACGTTAAATACAAAGTTAAAAGTGTTACTTGATGCACAACTTACTGCTGAACGAGTTATAGCAGGATTAATGCCTAAGTAAATAGATTTAAACTTTCAACTATTAAATTATCAGGAAGTTTATGGAACAACTATTATTCGCTTTAGTTGTATCGGTATGCCCTGCTCATGAAACTTGTAGAGATATTGTCTATGAAGTTTATGACACTCAACAAGAATGTGAAAAAGTAATTTTCGAAAATAGAATATTTAACGGTAACTGCTTTCCAGTAGATGCCATTATTCGTCAAAAATAACGAGGTATGACCAATGGAATTCAAAGAAATAAAATTAACAATCACTCCCCTGCATGATCAAGTTGCTCAATTATCGGCAGACCATGAAGTGATCGGGTATGCAGTTAAAAATAAAGACTCAGAGTTACTACCAGCATCAATTGTATTACCTGATGGTAAAACTCTGAATGACTACCATTGTATGGGATGTGCCATCAAAGCAGCGTCCAAACATTATCTTGGCATTGGTGAAGATGAAGCAGTTGAAGCAAGTTTCAGCTTTGGTAAAAGCAAGGTTCGTGATTTGTTATTAGCCGCTTTGTTAACAAGTCTTGCTGATGATTTAACGGCTAAATCTAGACATTAATATTAAAAGTCAACACCAGTGAAACGGTCGTAAATTTCAGCTTATTAAAGTGAATAAAGCGACGCCGGAAAGCGTAACCGGCACCACAACCAAAGAGTCGTGATGGTAAGTCGTTCTTTTTGTTTGTGGTGACGGTGGGCGAAAGCCTAGCGAGGTATGAAGCAGTGACCCGCTGGCCCAGCGTAATGGGCACTTAATTAAAAGGAGATCATCAGTTATGAGTCAAAAAGCATATTCATCAAATATGGCGCGAAAAGCACAGGAAGAGTACTGCCAAAATAATGGTGCTCCTCATTTTGCGCCACGTGATGGTATTTGTTTCCGCTGTAAGAAAGACATCTACCAACAACATAGCTTAAACGGACGTTCGACGGGTATCACCATCGAAAAGGCCGGTAATGAATTAGTGACATATTGCCCCCACTGCAACCGTAGCTATGACGATTGAGTCGTAAAAAAGCCCACACAAGGTGGGCAATCTTACCGGCTTAACGTCCCGGCGACGGCGGAGTCAGCGACCAAACCGACTCCAGCGAGGTATGACCAATGGCTTCCACCACTGGACGCCACGATTATATAAGGATTTCCATGCAAAAGACAATATTAAGGATCTCAGCTGATTCCATCCTTATCGCTAATGCGGCGAAAATTCCGGCATTAGTTGAAATTGGAGCCAGCCCTGATGCAATTATGGGTACAGTTTCAGACCTTATTGATAGTGGGATCGTAGATGTGCGTGATTTAATTTCTCTGACTTTAGAGCAAATTAAAAAATGTGATGCTGAATCTTTATTACATGTATTACCAAACGATAAATTAATCGAATTGACCGATTGTTATTATCAGATTAAAAACAATTAGCGAGGAATGACCAATGAGTTTATTTATATGTGGGTTTCTACCCAAAAAATCAGCTGTGGCAAGTGGTGCTGTAGCAATGGCAATTACTGTTGATGCCAAGAATCAAAAAATGGCGACAATGAAATCCACCATGTTATTAGAGGGGGAGTTTCCCGGCGCAAGCAGTAATTTTTTTGCCCCTAAAGTCTGTGCTGATCGTGTGGGTTCCCCTCGCCCTCCGGTTCATGATGATTCAAACGATAGTGCTTTATTTAGTACTGAATGGATGGAACACAATCAATGGAATGATGAATCAAAAGAATTTGAGTCAATCATTATTGAAAATGACGCTGAAATAGAAAATCCAAAAAATATATTTGAATTACCTATTGATGTGAGAGTTTCATATATCTTGCTATATGGTGTTGAGCCAGAAACTGTTGATGATCATTTGTTATCTAACGCATACGATTTAATTAATGATGATGAGTCAGAGCCATTATATCGTGCAGTTATTGATGGCTTACCGCGCTTACCACCAGTTAAGCAGATGTACATTACTACATTGGCACAACTGATTGATGATATTCAGGCACATACACCCGCATTTAAATCATGGCCTGACGTCAATAAATTCGCTGAAAAGTGGATCATGTCTCGCCCAAATGAGCGTGAACACCCTGCCAATCAAGCTAATGAACCAGCCAATTCATCGCCTACAGCAACGGGGCATCGTGAACGCGATTATAAGCATGATTACGCCTCTTTAGATACGGAGGTTGCCTGTGCCCTTTTCCCTGGTGATTACGATGTATGGGAGGTGCCGACCGCCATCTATCGTGGGGCAAAAGAAAAGATAGAAAAAGGTGATGAAGCATGGAAGCGCTGGTCAATGGCTTTACGGGTTGTTCCAACTATTTTATCTGTTTCCCGTGATGATCTGTTTGCGATGATCCGCGGCGCTGAATTAAATACTTATAAAGACCCGGTAAAATTGAAAGCCTATATCAATGAATGCCTCCCATTGTCATCAAGTAAAAATGGTGACGTAAAGATAGAAAAAGTGGGTGATGGGAAATTTAGCGTTGAGGGTTTAACCGGTGCAGCCAATGATTCACAGGCCAACACCAGCACAACAGAATTACCAAAAAGTGATACAAAAACGCCAAAAGACGCAACAGAACTACCAGATCAACCATCAAAAGTGCCAGATAATGCCACAAATAACGAAATTGAAGCCACTAACGCAATATCTGATACCAGTGATCAAACGGAAATCCCGACACAACCGACGCTGGATGAGTTCCAGCAGCGAGCAAAGCAAATTGATAATGACATTTCTCAGTTATCGAAAGAATCACAAGATAATTTAAGTATTTGGAGAACAGTACAGCGTACAGATCCGGCCCGAACCAAGCGTAAAGACACTACGAATAAAAATGGAAAAATTATTCGTTCTGTAACCAGCATCAATCCCACCTATCAGACGATGAGAGCAACAGAAATCTTCGGTCCTTTCGGCATTGGTTGGGGGGTGGATATTGTCAGTGAGGAATTTACACCAGGGATCCCATTTATGGAGCCAGTCTACGACGCTAATAACCGTGAAGTTGGGCGCAAACCCATGCGTGATGGTGATGGAACCATTTTACGCACATCTAATCACACGATGCGGATCGAATTGTGGTACCAGCACGGTGGCAACCGAGGCCGCTTCCCTGCCTTTGGTCATACCAAGCATATTTATCAAAGTACCAACGGTTTTATTTGTGATGATGAAATCAGCAAAAAGAGCCTGACGGATGCCACGACTAAAGCATTATCACAACTTGGTTTCAGCGCCGATGTGTTCATGGGCTTATTTGATGATGTTGAATACACCACAGATAACAACATTGAATTCGGCATTAAGAACGCCAGCACAAAAGCTGATGATGTTGTACGTCTGCGTAAAGAACTGGACGATAAATTTAAAGCCAATACTGAAACGATGCGTAGTGCGGTCACGGCCAATGAGGTTAACGGGATTTGCTCGAAACTCACGCGTGAACTCGGCATTCATTTGAAAGCAGCTAAGGAAACAGCAGATTCAGAACATGAAAAATATTTGTCCGGACGCTTGCAACGATTAACTGACATTAAAAATGAATGTTTGAGTAAATTTGAAGGAGATAATGCATGAGCACCAGAACCATTGATTTAGCTATGGAAATGAAAAAGCTACAAGCCTTGGCTGAAAGTGGCGAAATGACACCAGAGCAAATAAAAGACACTTTAGACGGCCTTGGCGGAATGCTTGAGGATAAATTCGATGCCACTATGTCATTCATCAGAACCCTCGAAGGTCACGCTGATGTTTGCGATAAAGAGGCTAAACGTTATGCAGACCGGAAAAAAAGTTGGATTAAGCAATCTAACTTGCTCAGAAAGTATCTTCTTGAATGCCTGATCACATCAAAACAAGATACTTTAAAAACCAGCCTTAACACGTTCACCGCACGCAAAGGATCAGTAAAACTAGGTTGTATATGACGTGGATCTTCTTCCTGATGAAATGGTGGATGTTCAATCTGTTACGGACGTTATCAGCACACCAAAAATCTGCTGTACGGCCAAGGCGGATGTACGGTACAGCAGGCACGCAAAGGATCAGTAAAACTGGTTGTATATGACGTGGATCTGCTTCCTGATGAAATGGTGGATGTTCAATCTGTTACGGACGTTATCAGCACACCAAAAATCTGCTGTACGGCCAAGGCGGATGTACGGTACAGCAGGCACGCAAAGGATCAGTAAAACTGGTTGTATATGACGTGGATCTGCTTCCTGATGAAATGGTGGATGTTCAATCTGTTACGGACGTTATCAGCACACCAAAAATCTGCTGTACGGCCAAGGCGGATGTACGGTACAGCAGAAGGCCGAAATTGAAAAAGCGCAAGCAATCGCAAAAGCAAAAGCCCTTGAAGAAGGGAAAGAAATTGATGAAGTGTTTGTTAATCCGGTACCCGGAACCAAGTTTGAAACCGGCGAACGTTCGTTAGCCGTCCGCTAATTGATTTTTAAAAATCAAAACCAAACCGGCCAGAGCGTTACTATTCTGGCCGGTTATATCGAGGTATGACCAATGGCTAGAATGGTTAGCTTAGAGGATTGGGCTGTAGATGAGTTTGGCGATAAAGCCCCCAGCGTACGCACCTTAAAGCATTATGCCAAGGGCAAAATGATGGCACCACCAGCAGTGAAGGTTGGTAAAGAATGGATGATTGATCGTGATGCTCGTTTTATTGGCATTTTAGCGGCCCCTAAAATAGTGCCAAACGCTAACCCTAGATTGAGAAGGATTATCGAAGATGGCTGCAAGACCTCGAACCCATAACATAACGATCCCGAACTTGTATGCCAAACTCGATAAACGCACGGGCCGTGTGTACTGGCAATATAAGCACCCTATCAGCGGAAAATTTCACGGTTTAGGCACTAACGAAGATGAAGCAAAGCAAGTTGCCTGTGAAGCAAACGACATCATTGCCGAACAGCGCACACGCCAGATCCTCAGTGTCAACCAAAAAATTGCTCGCATGCGGGAATCGAGAGAGTTTATCACTGTCACAACCTGGCTTGATCGTTACCTTGAAATCCAGCAAGAACGACTAGAAGCAGGTGAAATAAAAATCAACTCTGTTAAGCAAAAGAGAAAACCTGTTGAATTATTGCGCCAACATTCAGGGATGCTTTATCTAAAAGATATTACCGCTCTGGAAGTAGCGGAAATCATTGATGCAGTGAAAGCTCAGGGTCACAACCGTATGGCCCAAGTCGTCAGGATGTCTATCATTGACATTTTCAAAGAGGCACAACACGCAGGACAAGTACCGCCAGGCTACAACCCAGCACAGGCAACAAAACAACCACGAAACAAAGTAACGCGCCAGCGCTTGTCGCTTGATGAATGGAAAGTCATATATATTGCTGCCGAACAACATCCACCCTACCTCCAATGTGCAATGCTACTAGCTTTGGTTACCGGTCAAAGGATCGGGGACATTTCCAATATGCAATTTTCTGATATTTGGGATGACATGCTACATATCACCCAAGAAAAAACAGGTTCACGACTGGCTATCCCACTGGAACTGATTTGTGAACCAATAAACATGTCACTGAGGGAAGTGGTGGCAAAGTGTCGAGATGCGGTGTTAAGTAAATATTTAGTTCATTTTCGACACACCACATCACAGGCAACCCGTGGTGACAGAGTTTCAGCAAATGCCATAACGACAACGTTCAAAAAGGCTAGAACCCGTTCAGGCATCACTTGGCTGGAGGGAACCGCACCAACCTTCCATGAACAACGTTCTCTGTCTGAACGTCTGTATCGGGAACAAGGGTTAGAAACACAAAAATTGTTGGGCCATAAAACACAAAAAATGACCGATAAATATAACGATGATCGCGGGAAAGAATGGATGGTACTGCTGTACCGTACATCCGCCTTGGCCGTACAGCAGGCGCTAACTGGTAACCCCAGTCTTTAA